GAGATGTAGCTCCGTCTCGTGGGCTCGGAGATGTGTATAAGAGACAGGGTTTAAGGTATAAAGAATGTACAGGTCTTAATTCGTATGGAGAGCCTACAAATATGTATGCAGAGGATTTTGCCGAGACAAGCAAGGCGGAAGTGTATGTTTCCAGCACACCGGCACACAAGCAGACAACTATAAAACTGACATTGATATTCTTGGAGGATGATACCAAGGATGATAAGTCTTACCATGACTTTATGGCTTTCATTACCGGTTCTAAGATTGCCTACCGTGATACAGCGAGGAAGAGAAAGGTCCTGATGTACCTCTCAGGAGCCACAGAGCCTAAAAGCGATACCCTTTACGGGCAGAAATATAAGGAAGTGACGTTTACTTTCAAGAACGTGTACGGACATTCATTCGGATATGACGAACAATTTTCTGAAACATAAATATATAATGATATGAAGAATCCGATTGTAGATAACAGAATTGTAGAGGATATCTGGTTCGCCACAAGATTAAATGACACTCTACATAAAATATTGAATGGAGAGGTTGTTAGCCGTAATGATATTCAATATTTGACATTTATATCTGATGACCTTCTCGCTTACCAACGCCATACTTGTACAGAACAAGACGAGAAAGATTATTTTGAACGTATTGGCAAACCTCTGACGGAGATTATTGCGAAAGAAAAATGTGATATAAGCGAATTGGTTGGAAAGACTATAACATGTATAGATGGACTTGAAAAAGATTCGGAAGAAGCTACATTTATATGCTCGGATGGTACGAAATTTATTATGTACCACGAACAAGATTGCTGTGAGGTTGTGTCTATTGACGATGTTTGTGGTGATGTTGAAGACTTGATAGGCTCTCCTATATTGAAGGCAGAAGAGGTTTGTAATGATGCAAGCGATGTGATTCGTGAAGATGCGGATGCAAGCGCTACTTGGACTTTCTACCACTTGCATACCATCAAAGGAATGGCTACTATCAAATGGTACGGTACTTCCAACGGATATTATTCGGAGAAGGCTGATTTTGTGAAGGTTTACAAGGCTTACAAATAAGTACTAAGCATATAATAATTTTATTTTAAACAACAATAAACCATATATAATATGTTTTTAGAGACAGAAACCCTATCAGAAGCGTTGACCTTTGCGAAGTGCAAGGATTTGCCCAAGAAGCTCAATCCCGAACTGGGGCTTACTTGGATATTGGCTATCGCCCTTATCAAGAAGAAAAACCTTATGAATGCCTATGCCATTGTTGAACAAAGGGCTGACGGACTTATCCAGTACAAGAAGACATTCGGGCGGCTTTCTCCCATTGATGGTCTTATCTCCATCCATCCGTATATGTACGTGGATGAAGAGGCGTTGGGAATGGCTATGAAAGCAAACAGACGAACTATCGCCATGCACTATGCTGATGCAGCGGACGACATCATTGATTCGGACGATGAGAAGTTCAAGGTGTACCAGTTGCAGTACGCCATGGATATGCAGAAGCTGAACATGAACCAGGAGAAGCCTAGATTCGGGAAGTCTGTTGTGGAAGAAGCGGAGGAAGCGGCTAATCCGGTTGTTGAGGAAGTGTTGAAGGAGAATGAGGCGGTGGCGACAATTGAGGACGAAGGAGAGTGTGTTATCGAGGTCGAGGACGCTAAGACAGCGTTCAGACCGAAAAGAGGTAGAAAGACTAAAACGGAGAAATAAGGTATGGCAAATAACAAGGAACAACAAGGATTTGAGTTCATCATCAAAGAAAGTGATGTGTTGGAGAGAGAAAACTTCGGCTCGTTTGAGATTGTAATCACGAAAGGATATGCCTGTTTTAAGAACTACACAGGATTCCGGGTGTTCACTACCCCGTACGCTGTGGGATTGGACGGTGTGGCACATGAAACATCTCTCTATGCGTGGTTGAAGTATATGGTGGACTTCAAGAAATCCATCAAAGACAAAGAGAATGAAATGTTCGGGAAAACTACTTCCACCAACAAGGAGTTATTGGACGGTATGAAGGTGCTTACCGAAGCGAACCTTATCAAGCCTATGGCTGTGTTCACAGATATTAATGAAGCGCAGAAAGAAGCCGAAAATTATATGAAGTGGATGGAAGGTCAGATGAAAGATTTGAATAAAGCAATGAACACTACGCCACCTGAAGAAGATTTAAAGGCGAATGCTGAATTTGAGCAGAAGGTTATCATGGCAGAAGAGGCTAAGGAGGTATTCGATGGAAGTGTTGAAACCGAGGAAAGACAGGTATAATCCTGATAATACTTACCGTATCTATATCAATATAGGTAATCATCCGGGTGCGAAGTGGGTATCTTTCAAGGACAAGGAAACCGGGGAAGTTACTAAGGGTATATTCTTGCCTGACTGGGAAACTGGAGGCATACGGATAAGACATGGACAAGTCAAGTTTGAAATTAATGCAATACCCGTAAAAGGAAAGATAAATACTCATGTGCTTATTCCTGCTGTATATAAAGGTATTGATTGTGGACTTGGACTAAGCATAGGTAATAAGGTGACAGACTTTAAGAAGGCTGTTATTGGAAACATGTATATATGCGGAGAAATACTTAATGAAGACCAAAAGAAAATACTAGAAAAGTATGTCAGAAGAAAAGGATTCTTTAAAATCGGGCGTTATAAGAAAAGTTGAGCGTATCGTGTGTGATTGCGTAAATAAAGTATTCTGCAATCAGGACCCTGTATATCCTTCAACTATCTATGAAGGAAGGACAAACATTATTCTTACAGGGAGGATTGCGAGAGGTGCAGTTTTTGCCGTATTGCATAACAGGTTCGGAATCTCATACGGTAATATTGCCAAACACTCAAAAATTAGCAGCAGGAACATTATACGGTCCGTAAAGACTTATAAGAGCATTCCTGATTCGGACAATGCCGTAATGATGATAAAAGAGCTTATAGAAGTTGAACTAAAAAAATTCCCAATTTTATGAATGATTTACTTTCTTTTAAACGTAATGTCATGATGCTCGGTCTTTGCACTGGATATAAGAATAAATGGGACGTAGCTACAAGTAAGGAAGCGTTAATGGATATAGCTTTGGATTCAAACGGTGTGGAGCTGTTGACAGATGCTCATAGCTTTGGATTCGGTATGGATATTCAGTATATGGAACGAACGTTTTCTGACTATATTAATGGCAAATGGAAGCGGAGCAAGGATGGATATACTTCGTGCCTGTATGTGGACTTTAACGGGCAAATAGAGCAGGATTGCACGCTTACTACGGTGCTTGCTTCAAAGGTTGAGTTCCATGTTTCAAAAGGGAATGTGTGCAAGCTGTATGTTGGAGGTGGATCTACTGTAAATATCACCGGAGAAGGTATCTGCTACGTGTACTCATACGGTCACAATAAAGTGACCGGCAGGTTTAAGTCAATGAATTGTATAACTAAGTCCGAATGGGCTAAATAACATGCCTATATCCACGTGTAGAAAAAGTAACGGGTGCGTTGGTTAATACTGGCGCACCTTGCTTAAAAATCAGATTATGAAAGCAACAGACTTAAAAATAGGCAACTATGTTCATATCAAATTCCGCTCCCCACAGGGAGAAAGGCTTTCCATCCCCATGCAGATAGTCGGAATATTTTCAAGCATCAATGGGGCAAGCCCGAATGATACCGTTTACCTTGACTTTGAAGGAAACGAAGGTGATATATGGGAAGAAGAAGTACAAAATTTAGTATTCGCTAAAACGGAGCTTAAAAAACAATGAATTATATAGAAGAAGAGCAAATACAAGCCGACATAGAACGGTTTGAGCAAATAGGTAGCGATATTCCCGATGATGGAGATATGGTTGAACAAATACCATTGTTCAGCTCTTCCGATATGCAGTCAGTCATTGAGGGCGGTAAGAAGAAGCCTCCTATTCATAGGCTTTGGGGCGATTTTTGGTGGGAGAACGAGCTTGTATTCTTATTTGCCGATAGCGGAATAGGTAAATCCATTCTTGCCACGCAGATAGCCTACGAGATAGCCAAAGGGGAAAGCGAATGTACGGAGGTGGAGGTAAGTCCTCAAACCGTTTTGTACTTCGACTTTGAGTTATCGGACAGGCAGCTTGCAAGAAGGTACTGCAATGCGGATTTCCCGAAGTCGCTTATCCGATGCACCATATCGGAAGAAGTGGACAGCGAAGATTTTAACATGAACGTGATTGACGGCATAAAAGACAAGCTGATTGATACAGGTGCAAAGGTTATGATACTTGATAATCTTTCCTATCTTTCTACGCAGACAGCAGAAGCGGAGTTCGCAGGTGCTATTATGGACGGTCTTACAAGATTGAAGCGTGAGCTGAAAATCAGTATCATGGTAATAGCGCATACGCCTAAGATTGAGGAATGGAAGCCCTTGTCTAAAACCAATATGGCAGGGAGCAAGCTTCTTTCCAACTTTGCGGACGGGGTGTTTGCCATAGGACGTACAAGGAATGGAGGACGTTATCTAAAACTACTAAAAACTCGCATGGTGAGTGAACCGGATGAAAAGTCGCTCCTGCCATATTTCAATATTATTTCGGAACCTTACCTTCATTTTGAAAAGGTTGGTGATGAAACGGAAAAGAAATTACTTATGGGAAAACCTGCAAAAGATTTTTTCACTTCTATTTGGGATAGAGCTGTTGCAGAGCCTATCCCTTTGAACGAGTTGGTTAAACTGATTATATCTAAAGATAATTCTAAAAATAGTGCAAAATCTAAGGATGGTAATGCCCGTAAGCGTATAGACCGTGCAATAAAGTACGGATCTTTAAAAAAGGACGAATTGAAGAATATATATTTGAAAACTGACAATTGACATGAATGTTGAAGAGATAAAGCAAAAGAAGCAGGAGTTGGGCGAAAAGATAGCTGTTCTTCTGAATGGGTTTGAGGATGAAACCGGAGTTCAAGTTTCTGATGTTGGATTTGTCCGTAGGGTTTCTTATGACGAATTAGGTCGTGAAGTTGGCAAAGAGTATGTGGTTGAGGTGAAAGTGGAGCTATGAACAGTAAATTTCAGATACGTCAGTTTGAGCTTACCATATACCCACGTAAGCTATGGGTTGTAAAGGGAGGCTCTTTTAAAGATATAGAACGCACTTTTTATATCGAAGAATCTGAAGAGGTTGAGGATATGTTAAAATCATGCAAGGCTATTACGTTTAGAGCCTCGATAAAAGACGGTGATTGGTTAGGTGTTGTTGTATATATAAAACAAAAAATGGGAATTAAGGACATAGCGCATGAGGCTCTTCATGTATCTTCCTTTATTTTTTCTGACATTGGTGTTAAAGGTGATTTTTACAATGATGAGGCACAAGCTTATTTGGTAGGCTTTGCTGCCGATTGCATCAATCAAGTAGTGATAGGAAGGTATAAGTAGCGATGATTTCTTTCTTTGGGGGCGTTGTGTATTGTCGCAGCGTTTTTTATAATATGCTATTAAACATGTATAAATTAAATAAGAAATCCATTGCAATACAAATTTTAGCCTCTATATTTGCATCATAATTACGCTCATGGCTACGCATACCTTAAAGCTGTATTTGCAGCTTATCCTTGAATAATAGGTATGCTTACCCCTTGTTTTTTTACAAATAACTCATTAGTATTATGGCATACAAAGCATTAGACATCGCAAATAAAATTATATCCAAAACAGATTTGGAACATGGTGATACTATATCAAATCTGAAATTGCAGAAGATGATGTATTACCAACAAGGTTTCCATTTGGCATATTTTGGAACACCATTGTTTGACGAGGATATTGTTGCTTGGCAATATGGACCGGTTGTCCCTTCTGTATATAAGGAATATAAATCGTTTGAATCCAACTCTATATCGACTTCAAGAGAAGGTATATCTTTATCAGATGATGAAGAAGAACTTTTCAACAATGTTTATGAGGAATACAACCAGTTTTCTGCTGTAGCCTTGATGAAAATGACACATGAAGAATCTCCTTGGAAAACCACGGAAATAAACTCTGTAATAAGCCGGGACAAAATGATGTCGTTTTTCAAAACACAAATTGAAGCATAAATGAGTGGCAAGTTTAAGTTAAAGCATAAAGATGTAAAGCCTAATTTAAAAGAAAAAGAGGTTGATGCGAGAAGCAAAGAACCTCTTTTCTGCTTTAAGTACTTGGATATGAAAACATCTTTAAAAGGATGTGATAATAGTGTGTTCAAGGATTTTGTAACGAGGATGCAAAAATTGTGCTGTCTTACTTGGAAAGATATAAACGTTTCCGGGAAACACCAGTATGGTTTTGAAATGATACCAATCAAACAGTTGAAGCCAACATCCCTTCCTGCAATAATCACAGAGGATATTAAAGAACTTGCTGTTTTCAGATATAGTGGCGATAACCGCCCTTTCGTATGTCTAATAATGGACTGTGTGATATACCCTATATTCATAGAAGCTAAATTCGGTGATATATACGACCACGGAAGTAAATAATAACAGATTTATCATACGTATGAAGCGGTAAGAGAACATCCTACCGCTTCATTTTTATTGCATAACTACACGTAAATCCGGGTCCTTAGAGTTAGCGTTAATGGGCACTTTGCTTTCTAACATGCCTCTTTTTTTGCTCCATTGTAGATTATGTGGTAATTTTGCGACGTTTAACTAAAATGTAACGTTGCTATGGACATACTATTTTTTATTGCAGTTGTCATTTGGGTTGCAAAAGGTGGACTTATGAAAAGTTCAAGGAATGCAAACAGTAGCTTTAGAAAGGGGCTGAGAAGATGAAACGATATTCTAATCACGGGTCATACAGAGAACTTCTGTTTGATGAAAGATGGCGTGAAAAGAGAACGCATATATTAGAAAGAGATGGATATAAATGTGCAATATGTGGAAGTGAAAAGAATCTGGTTGTACATCATAAGCAATATCATATTGATAAAAACGGGAGGAAATTTCCACCATGGGAGTATAATGATAAGCATCTTATTACGTTATGCAGTTCTTGTCACCAAAGAGGACACGCAAAATTTGATATTCCAACTAAAACTATAAATAAACATGGGACTTTTTGACTTTTTAAAGAAGAGCGACCAAATTAATAACACTGGAGTTGTTGGGTTGCCAAATGTGGAGGATGTTAGTAAAGAAATTCTGCCAGAAATTAAAAGAGAGGATTTTGTTGATGATTCAGAACCAATTCTAGAAAGCAATGCTATGACCATAAAATATGGTACAGGTATGCCTATTGATGCAATTTATGCTTACATACAAGATGATTATGAGCAAGAAGGATATAGTGATGCGATGTGCAATGCAGATATGGCGTACAAAGAGTCGAAGAAGGAAATTATTAAGAATGGGCTTAAAATGCTATTTGAGCAAGTTCGTTTAAGATATGAAAGTGACATTCGAGATATAAATGTGCAAATTGATATTGTGGATATTCAAGGGTTGACTACTTCTTCTATGTCTTTGAAAGCAAGAAGAGATACTTATAATGAACATCTTAAAAAAATAAACGATATGGAATTGTCTCTTGACAGAGAAGACAAAAAGATGATGAATATGATAGCTTCTTATGAAAGGGGTTTTTTAAAAGGAGTGGCTGCAAAATCCGAATCTTTTATAAATAGATAATAGTTTATGGGAATACTTACTAAAATAGGATGCTTTCTTATAGGTTGGAGAGTTGACATATTGAAAGACTGTGGAGAGGCAAGCCATCGTACCTTTAAAAGGCTTACTTCTGCCATTACTATAATGATGATATTATGGGGTACAATAGGATTTTGCTTTGCGGACAAGTATATTAATATAGATTCAATGTACGGGAAGTGCGCTGTGTCTTTTGCATTTATGGTTATTGTTTTATGTATAGAACGTATTATCATTTTAGCTGTTGGTAAACCAACATGGTCTTATGTGTTTAGGTTTATATTAGCTGTTCTTATGTCTTTCCTCGGTGCTTTTATATTTGACCAAATTATTTTTCAAAATGACTTAGGAATAAAGGTGGATGAAAATAGGGAGAAACAGATTCAGAAGGCTATATCTTACAGGTTAGAAATGTATAATACTGATATTAAGATTCTTACAGAGGCTATAGATTCTATTGGACGGATAAATGTTGAATTATATGAAAAGTTACAAAAGAATCCTGTTATAAAAGTTACAGACATTGATAACAAGGAGGTTGTAGCAGGCGTTGATGATAAAGGTAATCCCATAAAAACAAAAACTACAAATGTAGTTACAAGAAGTATGGAAAATCCAATATCTGCGCAAACAAAAGCTAATGAAAATCAACTTGCTATTTATCAAGAACAATTAAAAAAACTTCAAGAGAACAAGAGTGTAGTAGATAAGGAGGTTCGTTCAGATTTTGCAAAAAGGAAAGTTGGTTTTATAGAAGAATTAAATGCAACATGGGAGGTTATAACCAGTAGTTTTTTGTCTATTACTTTTTATTGCATTTTATTTTTGGTTCTTGTTTCTTTGGAAATTTTTGTTGTAACAATAAAAAGTGGTGATACTCATTGCGATTATGATTTGATAGTGGAGCATCAACTTAATATTAAAAAGAAAACACTGGAACAGACAGAGGATAGATTACTAAACAAGAAAGATAAATGAAATATGAAAAGAAAATTGTAAAATCAGCTCTTGATTTTATAAAGGACGTTGCAAGTGAAGTGTTAAATGATAAAAACAGACTTGCAAAAGCTATCGCTGTTCATATTAGAAATGGAATTTAAGATTTTCATTGGAAGTATTTGTCAGACGAGGATATGCATGAACTTAATCCGAGAATAAGGAATGCAATATATACGTTCCTTATGGACTTCAAGAAAGATATTTGTAGCATATCTGCTGAGTGTGATACACATGAGTGTATTGATTATATAGCCAATAACGCATATATCTACCTTTTAGATATTGGTATAAGCAACGAACTGGTAGTGGAGTTTGACGAATGTGTTTTTAAACGACTATACGAATCTTTTTATGACATTTCTAATGGAGGTTATGATGATGGCTGAACTTGAAATATTGCGAGTCCCTAAATATTGGGAAGATTGCGTATATATTGATTCATTGACTAACAATTAAAATTATGTTATTATGAAGAAGATTTTATTATTAGCGGCATTCGCGTTGGCTTTGGTGTCGTGCAAGTCCGAACAATCAAAAGGCGAAGATTTGATAGATGAATATATGGAACAAACCGCCTATGATTATGAAAGCTATAAACCCGTAAGCACAAAAGTTCATAAATGTAATTCTATACATTGCAATCTTAATGCAATATCTGTTGCGAAAAAGATAATAGAAGAATACAATGAAACTCACACATCATTTAATTGTTTGGAAGGTAATGATAGATACGATGTATATGATTTGATAAGAAAGTATCGTGAGGAATTTGGGGACATTGGTGATGCTTATGAAGACCTAATAAGAAAAAACTATTACGACGGATATATGATAGACCAAAAGTTTAGGATTAAAAGCCGTGGTGGATATGCTATACTTACTACTGTAAGATACATTGTTGATAATGATTTTACCCGCATAGTAGAATCATACGAAATGCCAGAAGATTATGAAACCACCATATCGGTTGGATATGTGATTAATAGTTTTCAGGACGTTGTTCGTTCAGAGAACAATGAATAATAATGATTATGGACTAATTGCCACAATTAGCATAAGAGCGCGTTGAGGTTTCGACCAACGTTTCAAATGAAGAGGCACTCTACTTATCGCAAGCGGAGTGCCTTTTTGTATGAATTGGTTTAAAGACTACTGCATTACAACGCGCAAGGCTGGCCCCTTGGAATTTGGACTTGGTGCAAACACACGGTCTATCCTGTCCGAAAGGATTTCCAAATACCTCGTCTGCGCCCTCAACTCAACAATCATGGGGTTAGATTCGCCCGATTGGGATTCTAAGCTGTAGCGGGCTTCTAATAGCACTCTGATTGCGGCTATGTCAGTTGTCTGTTGATTGACAAAGAACCTAATAGAATTAAGTAATGCTTCAAGAGCTTCTGCTGTGGTTTCTGATACACCTTGTATTCCTTGTTGAAGTGCCGACAATTCAGATTTCTGCCCTACACTTGTGCCTTTGTATCCTAATGTTTCCATAAGCGCAAGCAAATCTTCATTTAATCCTTTCAATGCGCTTTCTCCAAGAGCCTGGATGTTTGCAAGCTCTTCTTTAGTGAGGTTAATCCCTCCTACGCTCCCCTCTGTAACAGATTCATCTATTTTCTCAAACAGTTCCTTCAAACGCCCTTGCGCAAGTCTCATTGTAGCTTGTTTGACGATAAGATTTTCAATAAAACTATCAAAGTTTTCATTAAGGGCTTTTAGTCCATCTTCTGTTTCATTGAAAGCATCCATCCATGCTTGAACAAATGAAGAGGCGGCATCCTTATATTCTGACTCCCCACCTATACCTCCTAATTCTAATTTCTGTTGGTCTAAAATTTCTTGTCTTGTCTTTTTCAGTTCATTTATAGCATCATTCCATTCATCAATACGTCCTCTATCAGAATCTTTCTTTGCCTCTTCTGAGTTAATCATATTTTCATATGATTCAATCTGTTGGTCTAAATTGGCTATTGTATCTTTGGTTTGTGTACGAAGATCATCTGCACTCCAAGCGGCTTCCATCTTCTCCTTTAACTCATCGTATGCCCTACCAAGTGATTCTATATTCTTTATTTGCCGTTGGATTTCACGTTCTTTCTTCTTGTTCTTATTGCCAATGCCGAATATGCTACCGATGGTATTGCCTATTCCGGCAATAGTTTTCATTCCACCTGTAACCATACCCAAAACATTACCTGTAGCATAAGATGATGCAAATTCTCCTGCACCACTGAAAGCTTGAGACATTCCATTTAATGATTCAGAAATTTCTTCTGGCACATCAACACCGAAAGATGAAAGCATAGAAGAAACTTCTCCAAAAGCAGAATTAAATTTATCTATTTTTTCTGCATTTTTTTCAAATGCTGCACCGAGGTCTGCTATAGCTTTTTGCTTATCTTCTGGTTTTGCATTTTTCAAGTCTTTGAAAGCTTCAACAATTCCCATGATAGGGTTTCTGTCTAGTTTTTCACCTTTCAACTTTTCAATCTGTTCAATTATTGTTTTCAACTGTTCTGGCGGCAAACTTTTGAGAGACCCTCTAAATTCCTCTAATTTCTCGAGAATACTATCAATAGCTACCGTTGAAGAATAGTCAAGATTTTCAAATAGTTTGATGTATTCGTCTGTATTTTGAAACGTCTTCCAAGTATTTTCATCTGTCTTCTTATCGTACTTATTTTTAAGGTTGGATTCAGCTTGCGCTCTCTGCTCATCTGTAAGGGTTGCTTTTGCTATATTTGCCTTTTCTTCGTAATACCACTTATCAAGCTGTAATTGTTCTGAAAGCTGTGTTTTATAATCCTTGAGAATTCTAATAGTAAGGTCTGTGCTTCCCTTATCACGCTGTTGGCCCAGCTTTTTAAGTGCTTCATCGTAACCCTTTTGGTCTGCCTTACTTAACTGTCCATTTTTATCACGTTTGGCTTCATATTCATCACGTATCCCTTTTTCTACATCATCCAACGTCTTTGCAAGTCCGGGAAACAACTGTTGTACCTCCGCTTCGGACAGTCCTGCATCTTTTAGCTTCTTGTGTAAGTCCAAGCCATTGAAAAGGTCTTCAATGTTCTTTTTTGTAGTTTCAAGCTGATTCTTTAAATCTTCTTGCTGAATCTCTATTTTCAGCTCTGCAATAATCTTTTTAAGTTCAGTGATTTTCTTGCTGTCTGTTACATCTTTAAGGAGTTCTTCATAAGCCTTAATCATACCTTCTTTGGTGGGCAGAATATTCATTTTATCCATACCTGTAAATTCCAAAGCTGGTTTGAAAGCGGATAGAGTTTGCTCGATAGCGGCATTTTCTCCCATAAGCTGATTCAGTTTCTCATAGCGTGACTGCATTTCTTTTAGGACAGAGATACGCTCTGCCCAAATGTCACGTTCGGCTTTTGAACCTTTATTTTCAAATGGGTTAACGCCAAGAGCGTTGGATAAATCAACTTGCGTTTTCTTGTATTCAGATATAGTTTCAAGTATGAGTTTAACGTCAACCATATCTCCGCTCTTAATATTAAGAACAGGATTTTGCGAATTAAGGAATTTTGCTATTTTTGAATCAGCTTCTATTTGTTTTACGTTCTTTCCAATAGCAGCTATACGTTTTTCAACCTCTTCCCATGATTTTGCCGCCTTTGACGCTTCATTGCCTTTTTTTATAAAATCCTCAAATGGCACTTTCGCATCTATCGGCTGTGTCATGTTAAGATTGATTTTATACGTTTTCTTTTCAAAAAACGTCTTAAGGTAGCTATCCAACCAACTTGTTTCTTTCTCGACTGAATCTTGGTTAATGCTGATATTGATTCCGAAATGCTTGTATGCCAAATCTTTCGTGACAGCATCTAATTCCGATTTATCTATCTGGATTTTAAGTCTTTTCTTTTCCGCTTCTGTCTTGTATTTATCAACAGAACCATAAACAGACTCTAATTCAGAAATCATTTCTTTCTCATTCTCCATGTATTTCTTAGACAATGCGAAAAGTTCTGTAAGGCTGTTTCGTGCTTTCATGACTTCTTGGGTGTACATACCATTACCAAGCCTCATACTATTGAATGCGTTACTTAGATAAGGCCACATTCCTGCAACTTCATCTTTCATCCTTTTAGTATAAGTAAGCAAATCCTCTCCCTTTTTGGGCCCTTTTGATAGTTCTTCAAGTGCTTTCCTGTGTTCAGCTGAAAGATTATTCTCTTCGGTTGCAAGTTGCATCATTATTGCTTTCAACTCTTCACCTTGAAGTATAAACTCGCCAATAGAAGATGTGTATTGTTCGCTATCTTCATCTATATCATCTACAATCCATTTGGATTTATTTTTGGCGTATTTGGCTTCCATTATCCGCTGCTCATTAAGGAAAGCCTCATATTCTAAAAGATAATTTTTGAATGTTTCTTTGGCCTCTTCTTCTGAAAGATTGACTCCAACTTTAATGTCAAAGCCTTCGTTGTTCATTTCTTGAACGAGCTTGTCAAGAGACTTTTTTATATCTGATTCTGATTCGTCAGTTATTGTCGATATGCGTATTTTAGCCTCGAAATATTTGTTCGTGCTTTCTGCTATTGCCTTATTGTACTCTTTTATAGTGCTTATAAATTCTGTGACAATACCAATAGCTGCTGTTATTGCGACCAATGGCAATGAAGCCTTAAATGTTGCCCCGAATGCCTTTATTGCATTGCCTGCTTTGCCAAGACCTACTGAAAATAACCCAATCGTTCCATTTGCCACTCCTATTTTTTTAGCCCATACGGTGATGCCCATGGATGCGATTACCGGGGCAAACGCTTTCGCTATCTTGACTACTGTTTCCCAATTATCAATCAATACTTTTACGGTATCAATCGCGCCTTTCAGGGTGTCTTCGTTTGCCTTTCCGATGGAGTTAAGCATCACATCAATACTGTCCTTCAAGTTGGAAATTTTACCTTGTAAAGTTTCAGCTTGGATTTCTTGCATATTGTAGAAAATACCCTCTTTGGAAGTCAAATTTTCAAACACTTGTTCAACATCCTCAAATGTAACCTTACGTTTGGAAATCATATCTACAATCTGTGCCGTGGTATAATCTGCTTGGTCTCTTGTTTTGAACAACTTTTGAAGTTCCCCATACATATTGATACCTGCTTCCGTAAACTGACGAACTTCTGTACCACGCAAATATGCTGCCGCTTTGACCTGCCCATAAGCAAGGATAAGTCTGCCCATATCCACACCTAAACCAGCAGATACATCGGCAAGTCGTTTTGTCGTATCATATAACTTGTCGCTCTCAATACGGTATGCTGCAAGCTGTTTTGTGAATGTAACCAATTCCTTAATTTGAAATGGCGACTTTACGGCAAGTTGGACAGTCTTGTTGAAAATTTGGTCTGCCTGTGATTTATTTTGTAAGATTGCTTGTAACGAACGCTGCTGCAATTCAAATTCACCGCGCACTTTTGCCAACTTGCTGATATACCCTTCAATCTGTGACACGGAGAACAACAAAGCAAGCTGACGGCTTAATTGCCCGGCTGTATCCATCAGGTTGCGATGGCGTGTGGCAAGCTGCTGTGATTTGACTCCTGCTTCCGTCAATGCTTGGTTGTGTTTTGCGATGGCTTGGTTTATCTGTTCAAGTGTGCTTTTATAGTTGGCATCGGTAGTATTCAAAGATAAACGAGCTTTTTTTAGGTACTCTATTGCCGTGATTTGCCGTTGAAGTGTATTTGCTGTTTTAGAAAAGTCAAGCGCACCCTGTGCGGTTGTATTCTGTTTGTAGTTTTGTGCTTTTGCCAAATCTGCCGAAGCCTTATAAGCACGTCTGTCAGCAGCTATTCTTCTTTCCGTCTCTTTTTCTTTAGATTGGGCACGTTGCTCGTCCGTCTTTCGTTGTTCGTCAAGCTCCATCTTCATGTAGCGCATGGCTTCTACCGCAGCCTTTTGTTGCGGCTTTGACAAGTCCATGTTCTCAACGTATTTTTTCAAATCCGAATATCCCTGCTTCAATCCGGATATATTAAAGTTAGCAAATGAACCTTCTCCGATTTTATTGTTTCCTATTCTGTTTAGCAAATCTGCCGCACGTGAAAGGCTTTCGTTCAGAGAAGTAGTCTTTCTTGTAGCCTCTTCCGCACCTTTCCCTGCTCCTTCAAATGGATTACCTTTTATAGCATCTATCTTTTTGGCTAACGAAGTAATCACACTTTCCAATTTACTCGTATCCATTACCACACTGCCAAACCCGTTTTTCAATGCATCTGCTGCTGTATGGGCGTGCTTCTCTATCTTCTCTAGCTTCTCATCGAAACTATCCAACTTCTTTAATACATCAGGGGTTATGTTGAGGAAAGCTCCTGCTTCGTTATTTGTCATATCGTTATCCTTTTTTATTAATTATGGGCATACCCAAATCATTCAAGTTCTTCAAATCGTCAACACTTCCTATTTTGCTGACCTTCTTTTTTTTCTTGTCCTTGTTTCCGTATTCTACATGGGAAAAATCAAACGAGCTTAACCGGATCTGTCCAACCGTCATTCCCCATAAATATTCGTCACGAGAGCACCAAGTGTTGGAGCGCAGAAAATCAATCATCTGCCCCCACTCTGTACGGGATATTATCAGTTTTGTTCCGTTTTCTTCGTCTTCCTCGTCAAAGTCATTTCCCTCACGGTCTGAATCACATTGGTACTCTCGAAAAAAAAATCCGTGCTTATGAGGTTAAGGATTTCACCAAGCAATAATGCCCAGTCCTTTATGTCGTAATCTCTCCACATCACAAGGTCAAAGACCTTGTGGTAGTCATCTGATAGTTCTTTTTTCTCATAATCAGAGAATATCCTGTCCCTGTCATTGAGAAGTGCAAGCGTTATCACGTGTGCAACTGCCGGTAGATTTACCGAGAACTCTTTGATAACATCTCCCATACTTAACTTCTCTCCCTTCACAATCTGACACGCTTGTTCGGCTATAAGCCATTGAACACCGGGCTTCAATCCTTTAATACGCCACTCCGTACCGTGAAGTTTTACAATGCTTGGGCTGTCATTCATTATCCTTGCCAAACGTTCCATTGACTCATCAGATATAGGAGTACAAGCCGTTACAACATTTGTCTTTAGTCCTGTATCTTTTTTCTTTGCTCTATATACTGCCATGATTATAAACATGAAGGGCGGCGGCATATAAGCCTACCGCCCGTAAACACTCTAGTTATCTATTATGAACAAGTTTTATTTGGGTAAAGTATAAGCTGAATCTACATAAAACGGTGTTCTGATAGTTCTATCTCCATCGGCGATATTTGCATCATACGCTGTTCCTGCAAGGTTGATACGACCCACATTAGAGTTCAAAGATTCAAGCATTATTTTTGAGTTAAGTTGGACTTTTGGAACCACAAATGCAGTCATCGTTTCTCCTTCCTCAAACACTACGTCAATCTTTGCATACAACTTCTTGTATTGAGCCGGAGCAAAGTATTTAGTAGAGACAGTAGTTCCTGCCGTAAATCCCATGAGAGCGACCAATAGGTCTTTTTGTGTATCTGCAACCTCAGCTGTAAACTGGTATTTGCCAAGCTTCACGATGGAAAGAATGGGGCTGTCGGAAGTTTCGCACTCGATGTCGTTTACATCGTTATCGCCTTGAGCGATTGAAGTGGTATCCTCAACTACATCTTCAAGGATATAAGAGTCGCCCTTTGGCACATCGTCTTGTTCAGAGCCAGTGAACAGAGTTGCCACGATGTAAGAAGGCTTGATGAATTTTTTGGCTGTTGCGCCAGTCTTGTTTACTGCCATAATTAAAAAATGTTATCCTGTTAATAATCTGTTTACCTTATTGTCACTTCTATATTTATCACGTTGTAGTAGTAGTTCCTATTTTGGTCATAATCTGCATCACGGAAATTTACATCAATCACATAATGGGGGTCTTTGCATGATTCAATAGCCTTGTCAAGCGCAAGTTCCATTTTGTACAGCTCCTTCACGGGTTTCGTGCCGTGACTGTCAACTGATTTTGCGTACAAGAACACGTTGGCAGAACCTTTGGCATAAGCTCCGTAATCTCTCATGGAAAGAACGTCAACAAGCACCATTTCTTTCCAACTGCTGTCAACGGTAGCAGGCATATTCCCGATAAACAGGTTATCGGATATAGCCGCTTTTGTCAGCAGCATGGAAAAGAAGTTCTCCACTTTCGATGTTGTCTTATATTTGCTATCCATAATCAATAACTACCGTGACTTATTATCCCAAAATTTGCGTTCTTAAACTTTGAAGCAAGTCTTTTAACGTCATCCCTTGCCGTTGCTATCACCTCATACTTGTACTTGTCTTCGACTATTTCACCGTATGGCATTGCCACAGCTACTACCAAGTCTATACCGTCATGCGGTTTATACTTGTTTCGCAGAAAATCTGTAATCGCTTCACGACCTTTAATCGTTTCACCATACCATTTCTTACCTTTCGTAGCTTGAATAGCCGGGAAACCGCTCGCAACTAAATTTTTGTCTACATATACCCCCCAACCGTAACTGTCATGCAAGTTGTGTGAACGGTGTGTATAGCCCTTGTTCTGTAACTGGCTGTCTACAATCTTCTGGCCCTCTTCTGAAAGGAACTTTACAAGTTCTTGTATGCGGTTTTTCTTTGCCATAGATTAAACCTCACTCATTTTGATGTTGACCTCAACTTTACCAAGCAAACTGTTCCCAAAGCCAACAACACGACCGTTTATATTTATGCCATAGCTTTCTTTGGGACAGCGGAACATACAGCCAAGTTGCACAGGTGATACCTCTCCAAACTTTAATGGAAAGTATATGTCATAGTCTGCCATTATAGTCCCATCGTTGAACATCTTTTTTGATTTTTGTATATCACATTTCGTTTCAAGTACAATTATCTCTTCTGATGTACCGATAGAGTTGTCCGTATCTTCATCACCAAGTAGGTCTCCGTTTTCCGGCTTGTTGACTTTTACGGTGTAAAATGTTCCATCGTAATTGAACTCTTGTATAATGTTTCTGTCTATGACCATATCTGTTAGGCTCTAAACATCAAATGAATTTTCATTAACCCAAACCATATCCCCATCATTCATGCTTTCAAGAGCATCTTCCTCACCGTACTTCTTGTACAATGCTTTCAGACGGTCTTTCAAGTTCTGAATGATAGCAGCCGTTACGGTCTCACTGCCCACGTCCTGCCTGTAACTGCCGTGCTGCAATGACGATGAAGCCACACTCCACGGTCCGTTAATGACAAGTTCATAGAGCGCGATAAGGCAATGGTCTTTCGTGTATTCGTCTATTTGGGAACGGTCGGTAAGTCCTACCAAACCGTTCTCATAGGCGATATTCACCAAGGCATCCTTCTCAAAGACAAATCTCGTAAGCCCATTGAGGTATGCTATCGGGTCAAATGATTTTTCCATAACTACTACGCAATGTATTGTACATTTAATCGTCTGCCTGACTTGTGTCTACAATTACGTGATTACGGAATGTTTTCAGTGCAGGACAAGCTGACATCATTACATCAGTATGCCATTCCTTATACAGCCCGTTGTTTGTTGTTGTATTCACAATCGTGCAGAGACCATCGTTAGCCTGAGCAAAAATCTTGGTTATTACGCTTGAACCATACTTATCAAACATCTGTTTGTCTAGGTTATTGGTGTATTCAAACTCACAAGCATATCCGGCAGGGCGGAGAACAGCAATCTTATCGTCCCAACCTTGTACGAATGTGTCTCCGGTATTGGTAAGATTACGCTCACGTTCTTCAACAATTTCAATTGGAGATACACCGGGATAATCACGGAAAGCAGCTAAGAACAACTCTCGTGTAGTAGGCGCAGTAGCGGTTGTTGCGATGTAAGCTAAAGGATTTTTCTTGAAACTTTCAATCAATTCCTTAACTTCGGCATTTTGCAGCATTACTTCGTAAAACATCTTGCGTGTAACCTGCCATACCATTGCACCTTCATACCCCCATTCTTCACGATATTTTTTCTCCTTTTCCGCCATTTGACTGAGAATCTTACATTTTTCGTCTGTCCAAACTACTGTGCCAGCTTTAGTAAAGTTCTCTGTTGGTATATCAGCCTTATGCAACGGAGCTTGAACGCCACGTGCGATATTTCGGTAGTCAATATGACCTTTAGACATTAACTGTGCAGTCATGAAGTTCATGGTTGCGTCCGCACTATCAAGTTGGGACTGTAATGTATGTACCCAAGCGGCTACCAAATCGGCATCGTTTCCAAACAACTCAAACTGTTGTTCTTTTGCTTCACGTTCCATAGCTGTTTCAACGAAACCGGGAGCGATAAAATCAGGGATGGATGCGGTGTACCAGTGCAGACCGTCCTTATCCATTTGATTACTGTCACCAAGAGGTGCACGCAAATCCATTAAAGGAGCGGCTTTCAAGTCACGTCCTTTCACAGAAAAAGTAGCGATGCCATTAGGAGCGGTAGGTGTGGGAGCACCAGCTTTTACACCTTGAGTCTTGTACCAACCATAATTAGTGTATAGCAGACCTTCTGTATTGACAAAGGATTGCAAGAAACGTTGATTGGTCTTGTCTGAAAAGAATCTTGCATATCTGCTGTTATTAAAATCAAATTTAGGCATAGTTTCGTCAATTTTAAATGTTAAACCAACCCTTAACCTTGCTCTTGTTCAAAGCTTTTAATGCAGCCGAAAGAGGTTGCATACGGTCTTCGTAGAGGAATACATCTCCTAATGCCAATGCAGGAGTGATAAGGTATCTTGCACCATCGAAATCATCTTCGGATGCAGCCGGGTCAAAAACAAAATCAAAGTCGCAGGGAAGGTATGAGTTAGGATTAGTAACCATAGCTTCTTTACCAGAACCTGCTTCTTTCGCTTCAACAAGAACAGATGAAGTTGTTAATGTTCCGAGGGTTGCGCTCAATGTAACTTTCCAAACATCGCCAGCCGTTACGTCAGTCGCTTTTTCAACGGCTGTAACTGTTACTGCTGTTCCTTTCCCTACCAATGTGGTAGGAGCAACCATGAGAACGTCCCCTACAAACGGAATGAGGGAATACCCGTCTCTTTTCAAGTAAATAACCGTATCAGATGATTCTGATGTAGCTTTTGCAACTGCATACGATTTTAGGATGCGTATTTCGCTTCCATTAGAACCATTACTGGGAATATATTCAGCGAGCGTTCCGGCAAAAGCTCTTGCATTACCTTTGAATGGGTTTTTAACAATTCCACCACTGGTAGGAAATACAAGTGCGTCTTTCCCGCTCATCTGTAGCTTCACGAAGACATAGCGATGACCACCAATGCTTCCGCGAGCCTGAACCAATGCTCTACCGGGAAGATAGCCACTGTTCAATAGGATTTGCTGATAGAAATCTGACATTTTCTTTTTGGTTTAAATGATTATTATTTTTCTTCTCTGTGCGACTGCTTCTTTACGACAGCAACCACATCGGCAAAGTCATCGGTCTTTTCCTTACCGCCTCCCGTGCCGCCCGGAGTGATGTAAGGTGGAGTGTTAGCATTAAACTTATTGTAGCTCTTGACCAGTCTTTCTGTAAGAGCGTCAACGTCAGTTTCAGAATCAATGTGAATCAGTTCAAGCTGGTCGTTAATCCAGTCTTCATTTTTCACGTCTTTCCCTTTCAAGGCTGATTTGAGTTGGTTGCGCTTGTCGGAGATTGCCTTTTCTTTTTTCTCCTGCTCACGCTCGGCTTTCATGTCTTGGAGTTCTTTAAGCAATTTGTCGATCTTGCTTTCGTCTTCTTTGTCATCCTTGCCGTCATCCTTTTTGTCCTTATCATCCTTTGCGGGGTGATTCTTTTCCCAATCTTTCACGAACTTTGAATTGTCGTTGCGTATGTTGTTGTCGTCTTCTTGGAAGTCTTCCAGGTAGTCGGTCACCACATCGTCCAATTCCAACTCGTCCTTGTCACTCGCTTTCTCCAACCGCTTGTAGATTCTTCCCACTTTGCCGTTGAAGCTTCTTTCACTCATGGCCAAGTTTTTCTTGCCATTGTTTGTGATTTTTGCTTTCAGTGCTTCTGAAAACTGTTCTTTCGTAAAGTTCATCCTGAATGAATTTTAAATGATTATGCGGCTAAAGTAGTGCTTTAATAAAGTGTTGTAACTATAAATGAATCACTGTATTTATCATAGTGATAAATCTTGATTGATATAAGCATGTATTACCTTGTTATTAAGAGGTATTTTTGCTTCCGATGAAAGAGGAAGTATCACATAGGGAGGTCGTAATAAAGCCGCAAGAGGGATTCCAGATGGAGTTCATATCATCTAACGTTGATGTTGCTTTCGGTGGAGGAGCCGCCGGAGGGGGCAAAAGCGTTGCTATTGCCCTAACTCCTTCAGAACAATTTATGTATGACTGTGATTTCCGTATGCTGATTTCTCGCCGTTCACTACAAAATCAGAAAGCTGGAGGTGGATTTGTTGAAAAGTTCAAAGAATTTTATGGAGAGCATTGCACTATAAAAGAAAGTGATTCCCCACGTGTTACTTTCAAAAACGGGAGTTTCTGCGACCTCACATATATTGATGATAGCAATATGAAAAAACTTCGTGAGCGAGCAAAAGGTTGGGAATATGATTTGATTGCTGTTGATGAATTGACTGAAATGTCTTGGGAAGGATTCACGTATATAATGACACGTAATCGTGGTAAGTCAAAGACATTTACAGGTAAGGTAAGAGCTACTATGAACCCAAAAAGGTCTTGCTGGATAAGGAAATTTATTGATTGGTATGTTGGTGTTGACGGTACTATTATTCATGACAGAAATGGACGTGTAAGATATTTTTATGTTAATGGAACAACCGTTGAAGATGTAGTTTGGGGGGATAGTAAAGAAGAAGTGTATAATAAGTGTAAGATAGGCATAGACAGGAAATTAAAATCGCTTGATTATGCTGTTTCATACAAAGACGTTATCAAATCGTTTGCGTTTTATGAGGGCAAATTGTCAGGTAACAAGGAGCTTCTTAAAAACAATTCAGGATATGTAGGTTCTGTTGCAGCAGCAGGAGGTAAGACTGCGCAAGCACTATTGGAGGGAAATTGGAATGTTGACCCAGAGGAAGAGGAGGAGATACCCATCCCTTCATCCGCCGCACAAGGCGTGTTCAACAACAACCCTGCCGTAAACGGTGACAAATGGATTACTGTGGATTTGGCGGATTACGGTGCGGATAATCTCGTGGCTCTGGCATGGGATGGATTTCACGCATACGACATTCTCATTCTTAGCAAGTCCACTCCGAGAGAAAACGCTATGGCAGTGAAGACATTTGCATTTGAGCATGGAACAGCCGAAAGCCATATCATTTTTGACGCGACTGCCGGAAGGTACTTCAATGATTACATTCCCGATGCAGTACCTTATATCTCGCGAAATAAACCTTTCGGGCTTTACCAACTTACCGCAATGACAGTCAAGGATATGTGCTATATCAGATTATGCAAGATGATAGAGGAAGGCAACTTGACATTTGACGATAAACTTGCCGTTCAGACTTACACCCATCAAAACTTGAAATACAAAGTGACGGTTGAGAACGAGTTTATGGAAGAATGTTCCGTTGTGCGATTTGACGATATGCAGAGTGGGAAGAAGCGGCTTTGGAACAAGAAGAAAATGAATCAGATGTTAGGGAAAGGCAGGTCAATGGACTTGTTAGACCCATGCGCTATGAGAATGCTTCCGTGCGCTAACATTGAATACGGGAATGAGATTCAAGCAGGGTATTACAATCACGAGGAAGAAACCAAACAAGCGAGCCATGCACAGACAGAAGGAAGTATTTACGATGAACATTTATGGTATTAGGATGGCACTTATATGCCTCACAGAACATAATAATTATATATGTATATGCAGCGAGTAGAACGACATATTATCATTGGTAACAAGTACTTGGACAGGCTTTGTTTCCTATCCAAGAATTTGTACAACTACGCAAACTATATGATTCGTCAGGAGTTTACGAAGAGTGGTAAGTTGCTTCCTGAATACGGATTGACAGCTTTACTTGCAAAGGAAAAACAAATGGATTATACATCTCTTCCTGCGAAGACCAGTCAACAGGTTGTTGCTCTTCTATTCAAGAATTGGAAGTCGTTTTTTAAACTATGTAAATGCAAGGACAAGCTTAATGGTAAACCGAAACCTCCGAAGTATAAACATAAGACGAAAGGACGAAATATAGTCGTATTCACCTATCAGCAATGCAAGTTGAAGGACGGATACATTCACTTTCCGAAGAAAGTAAACATACAACCGTTAAGAACAAAAGTAACTAATTTGCGTCAGGTTCGCATTATCCCGCAATGTAGTTGCCATATCATAGAAGTAGTATATGAAAAAGAAAGTATTGAAACCACCGGACTTGAACCAAACTCTTATTTAAGTATTGACTTGGGATTGAACAACCTTGCAACTTCCTATGATTCGCTATGTCATAAGAGCTTTATCATAAATGGCAGAATATTGAAATCCATAAACCAATACTTCAACAAGAGGAAAACTAAGTTAATGAGTTTCATTGGAGGGAAAGGTACAAGTAGGCGAATAGGGAAACTAACACTAAAGCGGAATTGTAAAGTGAATGACTATATGCACAAGACTTCCCGATTTATTGTAAACTATTGTATTGATAATCATATTGATACTATTGTAATAGGTAATAACAAAGATTGGAAGCAGCAAATAAATATGGGGAAACGTAACAATCAAAACTTTGTCAGCATCCCATTTGAAAAGCTAATCTCTCAGATACAGTACAAGTCCGAAGAAGTGGGAATTAAGGTCGTAATAACCGAAGAAAGTTATACTTCCAAAATAGACCACTACGCAGGCGAAGAGATGTGTCAACATGAAACATATTTAGGTAAGCGCATACAAAGAGGTCTATTCCGTAGCAGTACAGGTAAAATCCTGAATGCTGATCTAAACGGAGCGATAGGGATTTTAAGAAAAGTAGTTGGCGAAAGCATCTCGCAAGTAGTCAATAGAGGGGGAGTGGAGACCCCAACGAGATTGCTGGTGTAATCTCGCAAATAAGTACCATTAGGATATGATAAGCTATAACGACATAAAGGATATTATCAATTCCCTTAAAACAGAAGGAATTGAAGCAAGGGTAAGAGATGTTGCCTATTTGGTAATGTGTGATTCTTTCGTAGATAAGGATCTTGCTGCAAAGGTTGCTTACCAAGAAGATGAAAAGCCTTCAAACAAGGTGTTATCCACGCTTGCCGAGAAACTGAAATCTTTCGGCATCGGTGCTATCACTACCATATCTAAAGATGAGAACCGAGAAGCGTTGCTGAAAGAAATATCGGAGATGAAACAGATTGCTGACGATGCGAAAGCAAGTGGAGATTCAGACACTTTTATCAAAGCAAGTAAGGTCGTGTTGGATGCACGCGTGAAGCTGAACGATAAATTCAATATTGAAGAGGAAGAGGGGCAGAAGCGAATAATCGTTGTTCCGCAGAAGCACGACATTATCTGCAAATGGACTTCGAGAGAGTGTTCTGCAATGCCGAGCAAGGAAGCCTGCATGAAGTATTACAACCTAATTGATGCGGAAAAATGACACGGGAAGAGAAAAAAACATATCTATTGCGGAACGTAAATGCCTTGTTGCAGAAGAAACCGTTTTTCAGAGGAAGTGACACTTGCTCTACAAACGACTATTCCGACGGTCAGTCCGCAGCTATTACCGATACACGCACGGCAAGGCTTCCGAATGTAAAAAAGAATATCGTTTCGCAGGAAAAGTTTCTGAAAGAACTTGACCCGATGAGCCATGAGGTATTATTTGATCAAAACTTGCCGAGCATTTGCGTGAAGTTAGAAGATGGGGGATATCAGGAAATCAAGTTCCAGCGCACGGCATTAGCTTTCCAAGAACAGATACTGGCGAGCCACGTAATCTACCTTTGCGGGAATCCCTGTACATTGTCTTTAAGAGGTGGCACTCCTTCCGAGAAAGATAAAGCCAACTATTCCACAATCAAAGAGTATTGGGTAGACAGGAATATGGATGGATGGCGTACAAAGGCAGTCCGTTCGCAACTTGCAACAGGCGATGCAGGACTTCTGTTTTATTATGACTATAAAGGACGTATCAAGTGCCGCCTGATAAGTTATGAAGATGGTTACGTAATCATATCACACAATGACAACAACGGTGACAGGCTTCTTGAAAGTGTCTACTATGCCGATGCGGACGGTGTGGAATACATTGACAGTTACGATGATACCTACATGTACCGTATGCACACACCGATAGACGGTGAAGAAGCAGGCGAGGACGGTTTTGTAAGAGAACTTCCTATATTGCACGGTTTCAGTGAGATACCATTGTGTACCAAACGTGGTAATGTGGCGTGGAACAACGGACAGAGTCTTATCGAGATTTACGAGATTATCTACAACATCTTCTTTGTCATTCAGAAACGGAACGGCTGGGGCATTCTGTATATTAAAGGCAATCTGTCAGAAACGACAAAGAAACTTGCAGGGAGTATCATTTTGCAAGACAAGTCAATGGACGGTAACGGAAGTGCAGAGTTCAAAGCACCGCCCAGTCCGCAAGGTATGCTTGACAGTCTGCAAGATTTGTTCGAGAAGATACAGATAAACACCTCATGCACATTTCTTTTGCCTAAAGATGTCAAGTCAAGTGGTGACATAAGCGGACTGGCTATTACGCTGACCCGTGATTTAGATTTGAAGAATGCCCAGCAAGGGGTTATCGAGTGGCAGAATTTTGCAGACAAGATGATGCGCCTGTTCAAGGAGGGATTAGCCAAAGAATTGGTAAAAAAAGGCGAGAACGTAAATGCCATTACAGAATTTGACAAACTTCGTGTCAGCTGTAAGTTCAAGATATGGCAGCCGTTCAGTGCAACTGAGTATAACAACATGCTTATCTCAATGAAACAGGCTGGTATTCTCTCCACGAAAACGGCTATCGAAAAGAACACGGAGAGCACACCCGATGAGGAGCAACGAGTGACTAAGGAAGTTAAGGAAGCAGAAGAAAAGGTGATTGCCCAACAGCAAGCCAACAAAACGAACAAGCAGGAAGGAGGTAATAATGAATAAACAAGTGATAAACATAGATGCCAACTTCATTAAAGAGATTGCCAAAATGCAAGAGCGAATTGATGAAACAGATAACGCAATTTTCAATCTATTCATGAAGATACAAGACGTTAATCGACTTGATATTATGTATGATGGTGAGAATAGAGATCTGTACCATCACATTTATATGTTCATCGAATATGTCCTGCATAAGTTTCCAAATATATACGAAGAATTCAGAGAAAACAAACAACACAAGTAATGGAGAAACAGAGCCTATACATATACAAGCTGGATACACATGGGGAAAAAGTCAAATTTCCCAACGAAACCATGTCTGCAAAGCTGGGTGAATACACTTACACGGCACAGCGCATGGCCGGCACTCCTACGCTTACCGCCACGCTCAACTATCCGTCTTGCTTGGATGAAGAGTGGACTGGAGAGGAATTTGTGGAGTTCAGAGGTGAGAGATACTATGTCGACCAAACCCCTACATCTTCAAAGGACAACAAGAGCATTATGTATAAGCATGAACTCCAGTTCGTTTCAGAACGTATCGTATTGGAGAACGTGTATTTCATGGATGTGGTGACAACTGGAACAGATACTTATCATTCCAACTCTACTTCTGTGAAGTTCATGGGAGACATAAACGAGTTTGTAGGTCGCCTTAACGCTTCAATGGCAAAATCGGGTATCGGATATTCGGTAGTCATAGATGATGATATTACTTCCGATTCCAAACTTGTTTCACTTGACAATGTGTATCTTGCAGAAGCGTTACAATCCATATATACCATATACGAACTTCCTTATTACTTTGTAGGTAAGGTTTGTCACATAGGATATACAGAGAATGTAATTTCTACTCCCTTCGAGTATAAGAAAGGGCTTGTATCAATAAAAAAGACAAACGCCAATTATAAAATTGTCAATCGCGTTACTGGTGTTGGTAGCTCTGATAATATCCCTTTCTACTATCCGAATGATGATGAAAAAGGTACTATAGAACGTACACAAAACCTTATGCCTTCCATTTACAGACAAACAAATGGAGCGGAAAGATTCTACAATGCGCTTAACGACACGTATAAGATACCTGGCACAAATGATTACTACTCTTTCAAAAATACATTTTCTTCTAAGAAGGTAAAAGAGATAAAGGTAGATTTCAGCGATATAAAGCCTACCATAGAAAATGTGACAAACGCTTCGGGACAATTATTTGGTGAGATTGCGGATATTGCTTTTGATGCTAATGATAGTGACGAACTCGGAACCGGAGAAGGGAATAATATATTCAATGATACAGATGAGTATGTACATTCTTATTTCTACATAAAATTACATATATATAATGGAGATTACGGCTTTAACCTGTTCGAACAGGGTTTGGAGGGTGGTACGGCTGTAATCAATATGACTACGGGTAATTGCGCTGCTTGCGAGTTTGAAATAGGAGTTACCTATAAGGACAATGAACCGGGAAGGGCATTCAACCCTGTATTGGTGGATTCTTCCGGGAACTTACCGGCAGGAGATTTTGAGCAGAAGGTTACTTCACAACCATCCCAATATGTAGAAAGCCAACAAAACACTTCTACAAATGAAGTTTGGATTGCAGTAAAAAAGGACAATACCACTTTCGGAATTGTTATGCCTAATGCCACCAATAACTATAAGCCTTCTGTCGGGGATAAATTTGTGATTACAGGCATTAAGATGCCCAAGTCCCTTGTACTCGCTGCTGAGAAGAGATTGGATGAAGCATTGATAAAGTATATGTCAGAGAATAATGACGAAAAATTCACATTCTCTGTCAATTTTTCCAGGGTATTTCTTGCAGACAATATTCAATTAGCAGAATTACTAAATGAGAATGTTCGCATGTATATAAAATACAACGAACATGAGTATCTTATGTATGTAAATTCATTTACTTGTAAAGCGGACAAAAATTGCTTATATGACATATCTGTTGAATTAACAGACAAATTATCTGCAAATGTTTCTGCATTACGAAGTACTATTACAGAAATTGCAGGCGATATCATAGGTAATACATTGGGAGGGAATAGTATTTCTACTACTGATATCTTAGCAAAAGTCTCTCGACATTTTCTCAGTAAAACACAAGATGACCGTACCCCGCACAAGTTATCCTCTGACAAAGCTTTTGAAATAGGGAAATTTGTCAGTGGTAGTACAGGTGGTATCATAATGGTTGATAAGGAAACAGGTCAAACCTATGCGGAGGTTGATAAACTGAAAGTCCGCATGAAAGCCTATTTCGAATCATTGGAGATACAAAATGTAAATTCTGTAGGTGGAAAGATAGTTCTAACTCCGGGTGGTGCTGTTACGCTTATTGATGTTTGGACCAAGGGCACCATTGAACAAACGCCCATACTTTCAATGGCAGACGGGAATCCTATATTGCTTGCAGATGGCAGTGAACTCCAATTGATGGATAAAGAAACGGTAGACAATGGCGTCCCCGAAGGCGTGTACAGATGTTTCTTCCTTGCCGAGCAGGACGGTGTGGAAGTGGAGAACCGCTTCCGTGCAGGTTTCCAGGTACAGAGCAAAAACTTCAACATACAAAAACCGGGAGAATACCAACAGGTAGCGAACCATTATTATTGGCGTTTATGTGTAGGGGCAAGCAAAGAGCCTATCAATGTCGGCATATACAAATTGCACTATATTGACCTCAGCATGGCGGATTGCGACACAGGCAGTGACATTCCGGCAAAGGGTGATACTGTAGCCCACCTTGGTGCACGAATCAAATGGAAAGGCATTGACAACAAGGACGTGACGGATGAAAGCAATATTGACGCACAGAATGCCATTGTTTTCTCTTCTACCGATGTGTTCAGCCCGAGTGTTACTCTGTATCACGGTATAGACTCCTACTCCTACTTGAACAAGGAGTATGTTGAGTATGGCGTAGACAAAACTAACAACAAGGCGTTTTTCCATGTGTACGGTGATGCGTATATTGGGGACCGTGATGGTAACAGCTTTGTTAAGTTCACCCAAGGTGAAGGCGTGGAATTGAAAGGGAAGCTGTCGGTCGGTACTACCATCGGCAATGGAGACACCGTCGAAGATGCTCTCAAAAAAGCATCTGAAAAGTACATTGAGGATTTAGACCCTCTGAAAGAGTACATCAAGCAGGAAATAGATAATATCCAGAATCAGGTTGACGGTGCGATAGAAACATGGTTTTACGACCCGGTGCCCACCCTTGAAAATCTTCCCGCATCCGATTGGGATACAGATGAGAAGAAGAACAATCATTTGGGAGACCTCTATTACAGCAAGGAGGGAAAAGCATACCGGTTCCAATATGAACAAGAAAAGGGATGGTATTGGAATGCCATTACCGATACGGATATTGTCAAGGCTTTGGAAAACGCTCAAAAAGCACAGGATACCGCAGATGGGAAAAGACGCATCTTTGTGAGACAACCGCAGAATTCGGACGCATACGACATAGGTGATATGTGGGTAAATGCGACCTATGGTAGCACTTACAAGGACGATATGCTCAGAGCGAACACTTCAAAAAAGGCAGGGGAAGCATTTAGTATCTCCCATTGGGAGCTTGCATCAAAATACACTGATGACACTTTGGCGAAAGAGGCACAGAAAATAGCCGAAGAAACAAAGAAAGCGGCTGAGAAACTGGATGAGACAGTAGGCTCCATGAAGGACTTTACTGACGAAGCGTTCAAAGATGGTATCGTAGACAGAGGTGAGGCGGCAGCCATTCAGAAGTACCTGAACACTATAGCCACAACCCAAAAGGATGTAACGGAGTCCTATAGCAAGATTATAGAGAACGAGCTTCTTGATGAAGGCGTGGTAAAAACAGAGTTGGAAACGGCATACCGGCTTTTCAACAATTCGGCACAAGAACTGATTAGCACCATTAACGGTGTCATTCAGGACGGCAAGACCACTGCTACAGAAGTGGCTATGGTGGACGGAAAGTATTCCGCATTCAATCTGAAATATGGTGACTTTATCGCCCATATCAATGCCGCAAACAATTATATACAGGAAAAGTTGAACGCTTCCATCAAGGAGATTTCAAAGAATATAGGTGATATATCCTATCTGACGAAAGCACTTAAGGAATATACCAATATTGAGGGTGGTCTTATTCAATCCTCATTGTTAGCTTTAGGATACACCTCGGAAAGCGGTTTCAAGATAATGAGCGGCACGAACGGTGTATACCAATCCGACAAGCGCGGCGGAGGTATTGCTTCCTGGTGGGGAGGTTCCATGCTGGACAAATTCGATTATCCGGAAAGCAGCGTGCCGGAAAACGTTGCCAAAGGTCTTGTGCGCTTTGACGGTACGGGTTACTTTGCCAACGGTGCACTTTGGTGGGAAGAAGATGGTACACTCCATGCAGACCCGTTGTCATTCTTTGTCGGTGAGGAAACGGTCGGTGTATTACTGTCGGCATTTAAGTTCTTGCGCTCGGCAGAATTCAAATATATATTGGAACCTCAATATCCGTTCACTCATATAAAAGCCATCAATTCTGTCCAAATCGGTAATGCCATGCTGAAATATGACGCAGCCAATAATGCCGTATATGTAGAGAAGGATGATGGGTCTATGGTTAATTTCTACGCTACGGGTGACCTTGCTGCGTTCGGTTCGACAACCGGTGGTGGAAGTGGTGCAACCTCATTAGGCATGCTGGACGATGTAGACCTGGTTACTCCTCTATCGGAAGGACAGGTATTGACCTACGACTCGATTAAAAACAAGTGGACGAATAAAAAAGGCGGTGGCGGTTTGGATATAGATGCCATGTGGGATGAGCTTGCCAAGTCTGACACGTCCAAGAGAATCCATTTTTCCCACATACCGGACTTGGGCAGTGTATATGCCAAACAGGTAAAGCTGGGCACGACTCCTTACAATGTATCCAATGGGGTGGTATCTCTTCCTGCGTACCCGACCGCTCTGAGAAGTCCTAATGCGCTTACCATAAGTCTTAACGGGAAATCACAAGGGGGTTATGACGGAAGTTCGGCTAAGAGTATCAACATAACACCTTCGAGCATCGGTGCGGCACTATCCTCCGACTTATCCAAGTATGTATTGAAGTCGGGTGATACGATAACAGGCAATCTGGCAGTTAATGGTGAGATTGATTGCAACGTCATTGGTGAAAATGTTAATGATGCTCACGATGGGGATAGTCCTTGGTATGGAATCAGATTCACCGGCGGTGCAAGCGGAATGGATATATCAGGATATTATGGTATTGGATTCTACACCAGTAACGGCAGAATGATATACTTGGATAATAATCAGTCGCACATAGTTAATCTGTATGCAGAAGGTAATGCTAATACCGATTCTTCCTTTGTATCCAGCATGGCAGACAGTTGGCAATTACAATGGCCGATATACTTCAACCCGGGCAATGCCGTATTTATGGCGAGTCAGCTATCTTGGATGAGAACTGACTACTGTAGGCCGATCCTTGGCTGGAAGGATGCACTCACCAGTGGTTGGATAACGAACTATACTATCGGTACGTATCGACCTGGCGACACATGGGGAACCATGCTGATAGCAGTGTCGAATGATGATGGAGGGAACAGCCCGGGGATTAGGTTGGAACTCGAGGCGTCTAATAACAGGGCGGTTGTCCAGGGTTCGTTCCTTGCAAGCGGTGAGATTACCGCTTATTCGGACGCCCGCTTAAAATCATGTATAAAACCGCTACAGAACAGAGGGTTCATCACCCCTGTCAGCTATATCAAGGATGGAAAGGAAAGTATAGGGTTTATCGCACAGGACATGATAGAATTGTATCCTGAGTTGGTATCTAAAGGCAGCACGAAAGAACACTACCTGTCCGTGAACTATGCCCAATATACGGCAGTATTGCAGGCTCAGATAATTGAGTTGCACAAAGAGATTGATGATTTGAAACGTAAATTTATAAATTAAAAACTATGGTTACATTATTGATTGTTTCGATTATTCTGTTTGTATCCTATATCGGATATGTAATCGGGATGTATGGCATCCCTGCAAGTATCAGTGACACATACTATCGGCTTGGAAAGAAGGGTTGGCTGTTCACGCTCTTCTGTCTTGCCGAATCTTCCCTGCTGGTTGCATCGTTCATCGAAGCCAGCAAGGAAGAATACCAATTCCTGGCGTTTATCGCAAGTGCATCATTGGCGTTTGTCGGCTCGGCTCCCTTGTTCAAGGAGGACTATAACCGCAATATCCATTATGTAAGCGCGGGAATCTGCGCACTTGCCTCTCTTGTATGGCAAGTGCTGATGAGTTTTTGGTACGTCCCTCTTATAACCTTCCTTGGCGGTGTAATCGTATTGGCATGCCTTAAGTTCAGGAAGCCTGTGTTTTGGATGGAGATGTGTGCCTTTATCTCGACTTTCATAACCCTGTTACTGCTCTACTGATATGGCTAACTCGAATAACGTAATTACGTCTCCTGTCAATCTGAGGAGTGACGTTGCTTCCGTTCTTGGGACGTCTGAAACGAATGTGAGCGGGTTATGCACGAGCCATGAGATTAATATGTGGTCAAGATGTAAGCCTGTCCATATTGCCTCTGCCGCTCCTGACAGGAGCATGCCATCTGACGGTGAAGGGGCGTGGTGGAAAGGCTCGATGAGGAATTGCGGCATTAAGCCGCCCCCTGTAGCATCTTACGAGGAAATCCCCAAGCTGTATACGGGAAACAAGATGAACGGATACATCTATGAGAGACCTTGGGGCGGAAGTGCGAGTCCGTACAGGTTGGCTGATTTCTTGCTGTACAAGCACGATGCACAACCGCCGTTCCATAGCTTCTATTGCGATTCCAAGGTGTCTATGTATGGCTCTATATCGTGCTCTCTTGCTCGAAATGTTACTACCGCAGATAAATCAGGTCCCGGCTCGGTTGAGCTGTCCGATATGGAATTCGCGACAAATCTTGATGAATGGTGGTTTGGGGCGATGTTGGTTGACTCGTCCAACAGAATTGTGAGGAAACTGGCTAATGTCAGAGCGGGGGTTACATTAGAGATGCCTGCCAATGGTCTGACACTTGGGCAATACTACGATGTATATCCGTTTTTTTGTATGAATAAGATTGAAAGTATCATCGAGGCGGATAAGGCTAATCTGTTTTTGCCTGTCATGAACTGCTCTCCCGGCAGGGTTAAGTATGTATCAGAGGAAGAAGCGGGCGGTTTGGTAATCAATCTGACAGCCGAATATGTGACTAACTCAATGACCGGGCTTAACACTGCGGTTAAATGGAATCTTAAACTTACGTATTATTCAGTCGGGAGCAAAACGCTTACTAATAATTGGATTACACTAAGGCGTGTGGTCTCGGATGAAGATATGGGCAGGGAAAAATTACAGGATTTCAATCTGATTCAAGACAGAGAGGTTGAAATATTCGGGACATTCAGCTTAACTGATTTTCTTGGCGAGTACTACGTATATCTACAGCTTAATACGAACGAGTACACGAAGAAGGCGTTCCCGCTCAAGCTTGACCCGAACCCCGGACCGATACATTAAAAAATATACTAATCATTAAATTATACAGATATGGAACTGATAAGAAAAAAAGAAAGTATTACAAGGCTTTATGAAAATGGCGAGGTCTCAAACAACACAACCAATGATATCCAATATATCGTATTGGAAGGAGATGCTTATGTCGGCACAGCCTCTATCATGCCCACAGGGTTTACCATGACAGTAGGCATGAAAGCTCCCATCGAAGATATAGAGAGTATGCTTAGAAGCATATTGTCTTCCATCCCCAAGGAAGGAGGCGCAAAATGAAAATCAACGAAATCATCAGAAAAATGAGTTTTTTGCAACTCGTGCCTCTGAAATCGGATGAGGGTGCGCCACTTGCCAATAAAACAAAGGTGAAGATTATCTTGAATTTGGTAGCTTACGAAAGGGCAATGGAGAGCTTTAACGAGGATATGCGCGGTATCTATGCCAAGCTGAAACCCGAAGGCTATGACGCCCAAGCCTTTCCACGAGTGAATGAGCTGGAGAAGAAAGAAAACATAAGCAGCGAAGAAAAACGAGAGCTTGAGTCGATTAAGCAGAGTGAGGAATACCTCTCTTATGTTGAAATGAAAAAAACACTGATGCGCGAGTTTGAAGAGGCAAGAGAATGCGCTTCGGCAGACAATGACTATACAGTCAGCGAAAGGGCACTCACAGACGATGATTTGGTTTCCATTGCGGAAGTTATCCCTACGGATAAGGAGTTTGCAATCGGCAGGAATGAAGATGGGGAAATCAAGGTTAATGGCATCACCGTATTGGCGGAGATTGGCAGAATGTTTATAATGTAAAACAATAATTATGGCTGGAAAAACGATTAACGAGCTTGACGCACGGACAACACCGAACGGCAAGGAGAACATACCCTTTCAGGAAGGGAATACAAACGGAAGATTATCTACCGATGCGTTGAAAAGATACGTGGCACCTGATTTAACACCTTATCAGAAAACCGTAGACGCTGATAAGAAGTATCTGTCTGCCGTGGAAATTGACGATGTGACATCAATATTATAGTTATGAGAATAAATTATCAGTCCGATTTTAAAATCATAGAGAAAAACCTGAATGGAGACCTGAAAACTCCTTTCCGGTTTACTTATCAGACAGCATTGTCGAAACCAGTTGTTGTCTCTTTTGACGGACACGACTACAAGAACTGTCGCAGGCTGGATGATGGCAGCCTGCTGGTTATTTTTGATAATCATGGCATGCGTCCGGGCAACCTGACGGTCAGACGCGAGTATTACCTTACTGATGCTGATTTTGCTGATGGTATCTGTAACCTTGTATCCATGGAGTTTACAGGCATCGTTCTTGTCAATGGCAAGTCTGATGACAGTACAGGTACAATTGACGTTTATCCAAACTACCAGAAAGGCGATAAGGGAGACCCGATGACATGGGAATCCATGACAGAGGAGCAGCGTACCGAATTAAAGGACTCTGTGGTAAAGGATGTGCAGAATGAGATGCTTTCTTCCTCTCCAATTTCCGATAAAGAATACGAAGATGTATTGAGTGGTTTCCTTTAATCGGGAACCGATAAAAATATATTTACGAATTAAAATAAGAATTATATGGCTAAAATTCATAAACTGACCAAAGGCGGGCAGACTATTTACCCTGCTACAACCACTGATGCGGTGGTACATCCGACTACTCGTAAAAACGTTACGGAAGAACTTCTCAAATTAGAAAATTATAATGGGATAGATTCCCCTCATTGGGGAGTTGCTGTTCAAGAAGATTTCAGTAAAGTTGGAATGTTTCTCTTAAATGGAGAATTTAGCGGCAATAATCATTATAAAACAAAATTATATTCTCTTAAATCATTTAAAAAAGGAGTCGTTTCTATTCAAGAATATGGAAGCGGCTACTACTCTATTGGTATTTCAGATTCCAAGTTTAAAATGATTAAGTCTATAATGAAGGTTAATTCTATGGATCCTAAAAACGTTCTATATAGTCTTATCTCTAATGATTCGGAATATTATATTTTTACAACAAGTTGTATAAATACTGGAGGAAAAGAACCGGAGTTATATACTGAATCTTCAGGTGTAAATAAAATACAAGAAATAACAAAATTAATCAAGTCATTAAATTCAAGTTTAATAGTTTCTAAAGAGACAAAACTAAGTTCAAAAAAAACTCTTGATGGATATTTTACAATGGATGGTAAATTTCTAACCGGTCAATATACGACAGAGTTTTATCCATTAGAAGATTGTAATTATATTCTAAAAGGCATAGATTATGGTACAGGATTGGTAACGTATGGGTATTCTAAATCAATGAGTTCTTCTGTAGAAGATATATTATTGAAATTCCCAATGAATTCTTCAACACAAGAACCTATAACGTTTGGATTGGATAAAAATGATCATCCTAAGGATGCAAAATTTATTTTTGTTACAAAAAGAAAGAATTATGAAAAAGATCTTTTTAGGATATCAGACACCTACATAAGCGATATGTTATTTGAAGCTGATTTTACTAAAATGACAGAATCTATATCCTATGCTGGGTATATTCTCCATGAAGAGTGGCTCGAAAATAACTCTTATACAACTTTTTATTACCCATTAGACAAGTCTTTAGATTATAAAATTATAGGTGAAGAATATGGTTCTGGTATTCCGAGCTATGGTTTTGCAACAAATATTAATAAAGAAAAAGATAGTATAATTAAATTTATTAATATGAATGCCGGCTCTGGAGTTGTACCTTTCGATATTGTAATAAAGAAAGAAGATATTCCTTTAGAAGCTAATTATATATTTGTGGTTTCAAGAAATAGTAATCCCAAATATCTGTATGAAGGACTGAAAAAATTTATTCCCGAATTAAATAAAGAAAAAATAAATTTATTAGAAGCCTCCTCCCCCTCCGGTACCTTCAGGGCAAGAGTTATTGAATATACAGATAAGGTTGTTGGAAAAGAATATACTGACAACAATGTTAGTAGAACTTTTAAGCTGTTACAGGTTATAAGAAAGTATAATACTACGCATGATATAATGGTATGTCTTGGGTTGAATGGCCCTAATGGAATGTTTGGTATTCGTGGATGGAGATTACTTTCCAACCAAAACAGAACATTATCAAATTTCCCACAAGATACGTCGTTTACGGAAATGAGTGAGACTATAGGTCCATGGAAAATAAAATCTGTAAGCAATGCAGTAGGAGATAGCGGCCAAGACTTTGTAGGAGGATTTCATGCTTTAATTAATCCCGATACAGATAGTAATTATCCATCCGCAAAAAATTTAGGATACGCTTTTTTCGCTGATAACAAGGAGTTATCTGTGGGGGAAGAAGTTTTTTGTAATAGTATAACAGCAATTTCTTCTGTTAATATATGCTCAAGCAACACTTTTGACAAATCAACAAATACGGCAAGAGAAGTTCTTAATTATCAAGACACTTATCAAATGCAAGGAGATAAAATATATGTATTTGCCAAATTTAAAGCACTAGAAGATATTACCATAAATTTACATTATGGGCTTCAAACTGCTGTGTTTAATCCTATTATTGGCTATTTGACTGATAATGGAATCATTGAGACAAACACAAGCATAGATTATGATAAAAAAGAAATTAAACAAATACCTTATTTAGTTTATGCTAAAAAAAACGATGGAAACACTTTGTACTGCAAGATGTATGATCAAGGTGCTATGACTGGGGATAGAATGAACGGTGTTAAAGCTTTCCAAATGAGTTATGGTGCAGGAAACACTAAAACTTATCACTATGTATATGGAAATGGTAAAATAGGAAACCTGAAAAAAGGTGATTCAAATTACTATACTGGATGGTTTTGTATTTCTGATAAAGATTTTGCAATTGTAGACTAAACTTGTAAAAATTCCCTGCATACCTTCTCAGGCGGGCAGGGAATCAAGATTAGCTTTCGCGTCCGGTTAACAAGGTTTTGCAAATATAACATTAAAAATTAATCCGACAAATGATTAGTGCAATAGTTAGAGATGGCATCGATAAGAGCGTAGCCGGAGGATTGGCAGGAATAGCTACCGCATTCGTTCAGGAGAGCATAGAACACATGATTCCGTGGCTGATAGTGTCTGCTGCCGTGATTATATGTGATTTAGCCTGCGGGCTGAGAAAGAGTATCATAATGGGCGAGCAGGTCCGGTTCAGTCGGGCGGTAAGGCGAACCATGGGCAAGATGGTTACATATTTCAGCTTTGTTTTCATGGTGGTTATGATAAACAAGGCATCGGGCAGCCGTTACGATATTGATATGTATTCCTGCCTGATGGTGTGTTTTTTGGAAATGTGCTCGATTATCAGCAACATACTTAAGCCGAAGGGAATCGAGCTGAATATTGTCGAAGCGTTCAGGCTGATTTTCGGCAAGACATTAAAAGTTGACAAAGAAGATATTAAAGAAGTAATTAAGGAGGAAAAGAAATGAAGTTTTTTACGATTGCGGAGCTGTGCAAGTCCACGACTGCCGACCGCTTGGGCATCAACAACAGATGCAGACAGGAGCATGTAACGGCTCTTACTGCACTAGTGGATAACGTGCTTGACCCATTGCGCACATGGTGGGGAAAGCCTATAACAGTAAACAGCGGCTATCGCTGTCCGGAACTTAATGCGGCTGTCAAGGGAAGCAAGACCTCGCAACACATGAAAGGGGAAGCAGCCGATATCGATACGGGAGACAGACAACAGAATAAGTTGTTGTTTGAGTATATCCGCAAGAATCTGCCTTATGACCAGTTGATTGATGAGAGCAACTTCGCATGGGTACATGTAAGCTTTAGGGCAGATGGTAAGAATCGGAAACAGGTATTAAGTTTATAAAATCTACAATTATGGCATTAAAGGATATAACCGGCAATTTTGCAGCATCCGGCTCCAATCAGGAGTATAAGTTTCAGCCTGCTGCGTCTACATTTGGCTTGCAATTGGTATTCGATACACATCCGTCCAAGGTGGTATTGTATCAGAGTTTGGACGGTGAGAGTTGGGTGGCGTTTGAAGTCGATTACGGGGTTGGAACGGTTTGGCAGAAGAACATCGAAGGTGTCATTGGTGAGCAGCATATCAAGATTCAGTGCAATGTTAAGCCTGTCAAGGCGTTAATTTTGGAGTGATTATGAAGGTTAACACAATATCTTTAAATTCGGTGCGGTTGAATACAATCGCACTGAATCACATTGGCGAAATCCGTTCGGGTGGCGGTGATTCCAAGCCTTCCCCTATTCCTCAATGGATAAGGGAGCATGTTGTTTTTTATTATGACGTAAAGAAGCAAGGTGCGACCAACGAAACATTGAAGGAGTCTGCTTACTTGCAGGACTTGTCGGGTAAAGGAAGGAGAATGAAGTTAAATAACTTCTTGTTTGCCGAAATGAGTGGTGTTGGAGGGTACAATGAGAACTTTTTGAAATGGAATTCACCTTCGTCATATGGTAATGTGGAAAAAGTTTCAAGTTCAGAAGTTGTAATCAAAAGCTTGTTAGGTGTTCAAAAAGGCGTTTTATATATTGATTTAAGTATAAAGGCTGTGCATATAAAATGTCATATTACAGGTATAACGAAAGAAATTGAAGGTAAATTCGTTTTTCAATATAATAAGCAAGGGAATAAACATATTATATTAAAAGATGGAAATTTTGAATTTGATTCAGAATCGTTGTCGCTTGGTAGTGAGAATAGTTGGGTAGGATTTACAACCCTTGAAGTTATAGACAACTGTAACATCACCATCACTCAGATACCCGAATATCCCGGTGCATTAGTGACAGATGGTGTAAATGATTACGGATTGGTAGAGAATCTGAGTAGTGGAGTGAAGATGCTGTTTATGACGGTTAATCCGATGTCTAAAAATAGAGTATTATATGATGCCAGGAATAATTCAGGATTTGCCATTTATAATACTAATGCAATGATTGCCTATCAAGCCATTAATAAACAAGGATTTACATATATAAATGGAGTTCTAAATAAAACAATATATCCTTATGATTTAGTAGGAGAAAAACAAGTAATTACGATTTGTAATGATACGGTCCCTGATTCTGTAAAAGGAATGGATGTTTTGTTTGCATCGTTTAACAAAAATGAAAACATGTCTTGCGCCTTCTACAACTCCATAGCCTTCGACTCCATACCAACAGAGGCAGACGGATTCACAGAGCAAGAATTAATTGATTACGTATTAACTAATATAATTGGACAATGAGATATACAATCGTTACGATAGAATGGCTGACCCAACATGGACTGTTGGCTATGCCGACAATGCGAAGCAACGCAGACGGCACCAAAGTAGTGCTGCATGAGGAATTCGTTAACCTCTTCCCGAGGGACTCCTTCCCCACCTACAGAATGGATGACCCCGAATTTGTACAAATCATGGAATCGGAAGAATGGAATCACGAACCGCAACCTTATAGTGCTGATTACATATTGGCTGCATCCGCACAAAACATGGTGGAATCCGCCAAAAAACAGATACAGACATTGAGCCTGACAGACAGCGAATCTTTAAAGGTTAAATCGCTGTATCCCGATTGGGCGGAATATATAGACGAATCCTTATCCAAGGGGGATAAGGTTAATTACAAGGAACACCTGTATAAGGTCCGGCAAGATATCCCTATGGTTTTGGAAAGCCAATATCCCGGCATGGCTACGGCAGCACTCTACGAAGTGGTTGTAGAGACCGCATCAGGCACCAAGGATGACCCGATACCCTATACACCTCCTATGGAGATATTCAAAAACAAGTACTATACTCAGAATGATGTATTGTATATCTGCACAAGGGACAGCGGTCAGGCATTGACCCATGACTTAAGCAGCTTGGTGGGGTTGTATGTTAATGTTGCAAGCTTATGAAAACCATAATTTATTGTGTCATATTGCTGACGCTGGCAATATGTTCATCATGCCGTAGTGTAAAGTATGTGCCTGTTGAAACTGTACGTGTAGACAGTTTGTATCTCACCATCCACGAGAGAGATTCAATCCACATTAAGGATTCTATCTACATTCGTGAGAAGGGTGACACGGTATTCGTTGAGCGATGGCGCACGCAGTACAGGGATAGGGGAAGAACAGATACCTTATATGTTGACCGTGTGCGTGAAGTTCAAGTTCCTTACCCGGTAGAAAAAGAGCTAACATGGTGGCAGGAAGTCAAGATTAATTTTGGTGATTTTTCTTTAGGTATTATCTTTGTATTGCTGTTTATTATTATTTGGATGATAAAGAAGAAAGGAGGTTCAAAATGAAATAGAAACTATACCGGGGATTATCCTCACAACGCTACGAGTAGAAGCGTAGCAATTACTCAAAATAACAAAAGCAGTTCTTTCGGGGGCTAAGAATTAAAAAAAAAGCCCCCAACATACATCATATTAATATTGCCACATAAAAACATGATAAAGCATAAGATACCTGATGTTGGGGGCTAATATCTTCAACATAAATATCTTATGCTTTGTTCATCAAAATCTCATGTTTTATGTGGCGAGGCAAAGATAAGCATAAAAATTAGAAAAAACTATGTGCAAATCAGAAATCTTTGCCAAGATAATTAATATTGTTTCAAAAGAAACCGAAGTGCCTGTAGACCAAATATTATCCTCTGATAAAAACATGGAAACAGTGGATGCCCGGTATCTTCTTGTGTCTCTCCTGTCTGAAAGCGGCATGTACCCTTCACAAATAGCCGTTCATATCCACAAAACCAAACGTGCTGTCAACTACATGATATCAAATTTCTATGAGAGGATGGAAAGTGGGAAAATGTTGAGAATATATTGGGATAATATAAAGAAATCATTGGGAAACAACTGATTTTACATAAGTTACAACATATGTACTTTTGCATACGGTCAATTTTGACCGGGATACAAAATACAAATACTTATGGAACGAACTTATGTTTTTGGAGATCCGTCAGGTAATGGAGGTGCTGCTAATAATCTGCTTGCCTCCATCCTTCCGTCCTTGCAAAACCGTGGCATTGACACAGGCTATCTGATGGGCTTACTTGGCAACGGTAACGGCAATGGTGGTTTCTTTGGTAACAATGGCGGTTTTCAGGACATCATCGCATTGATTGTGATTGCAGCCATCTTCGGTAACGGAAACTTTGGATTCGGTGGCAACAACAATAAGGGTGCCGATGAAGGAAGAGAAATGATCATGCAGACACTTAACCGAAACGGTGTAGACATTGCATCATTAGCCCAAGCAGTGAACACCTCTTCAGACCAAATCCTTGCCGGTATTAACTCTGTATCACAGGCAATCTGCGGTCTCGGTAGTCAAATGGGTCAGAACACCAACAGTATCCTGACTGCGATTATGCAAGGTAACAACGCTCTGACATCTCAGATTTGTAGCTGTTGCTGCGATATGAAACAGCTTGTAACCACACAAGGATACGAGAGCCAGCTTGCAATGTGCAACCAAACTAACGCATTAATCAACACTGCTAACCAAAACACATTGTCATTGCGTGACGGTGCTACTGCAAATACGAATGCTATCCTTGCCAAACTTGATGCAATTCAAAATCAGGCATTACAGGACAAGATTGCATCTCTTACTGCGGAAAAGGCTACTTTAACAGCCGAAATATCCCAGCGTAATCAGAACGCCACTATCCTGAGTGCAGTAGGACAACAGATTGCTCCTTTGGCAGCCGGATTGCAGGCATTACAAGGAGACGTAGATAAAATCAAATGCAAGCTCCCCAATACTGTGAGTGTTCAATACCCCAATTTAACCGCTATTAATACAGATTGTTTCCGCGCAGCCGCCTACGGTGCATATATGGGTGACGCTGTATACGGACGTAGTGGATGTGGTTGCAACAACTACTGGGGTTAATCCGGTAAGAAAGGAGGTAGATATGTGGCCTAACTTTTTTACAGGATTCCCATCCCTATTCCCATCAATCGGAAGAACAAATTTCAACACTCTTCCTACGGTGGCTGTGACCGTCGGCACGGAGAATGTTACTTTGGAACTTCCTAACCACGCATTCCGTAACAGGGATTATGTTGGAGGATTCTATATCAGCCTCCGTCAGGCTATACCTGCCGGCACGACTGCAACTCTTCCGATACTGATAGGGACTAATGGGGACACAAGACCGTTGATGGCTTATAACAATGAGCCTGTAACTGTTGAAAACTTAGCCGGAACAGGCATCTATGAAATTCACTATAACAAGTACACCAACGAATTGTATCTTGTTAATGGTGGATACAGACCGACAACGACTCCGGCTCCTACAGCAGAAACAGCTTCTTTAAGGAGCAAGTAATAATTAACATGGAGTTTTGTGGTGATTTCCAAAATGGAAATAGCCACACTCCTTTAAAATCAAACAATCATGTTTCAGAACTTACGAGTAAACAGTACATTATATCTTCTTCATAGAGGTGCAAATCCAAGTTTGGAGTGTGGGCAGGTCGTTAATGTAAGCCCCATAAAAACCATATATAAGACTGTTCCCAACATGCCTTATCCGCAGCCGGTACAGGTTATTGATTTTGTCGTGAATATAAACGGACAGAATGTCAATTTGCAAGAGATACCGGCTAATGCCAATATTGCCGATGATATTAAGACAGGGATGCTGATTACAGGGTCAAGAGACGAAATGAATACTGAGGTCCTTACCATGAAACAGAAAAGTGAGGATGTCCTAAAAAGTGTGGAATATCATCAGAACTTTCTTAGGGTATGTGACCAAATGCTTGCCATGCTGAACCCTGAATTTGCAGCCAAGCAACAGCAGGAGCAGGAAATATCCGCATTGAAAGGGCAAATGTCCAATATGGATAAGAACATGCAGGAAATGAGCAAAAATATGGCTGACCTCATTGCACAGAATCAGAAGTTAATGGAACAGCTCGGAGTGGTTGAAGCATCTAAAAACAAGAAATGATTATGGGAATGTGGGAAATATTAGAAGAAGGGCGTGACGATTACGGACGCAGCTTCGGTATGAGAGGTGACGAAGTGGAGGAAGCCTACAAGGAAGGCTGCCGCAAAGGTTACGAAAAAGCCATGAGAGAGATGCGCGGAGAGATGGGTTTCCGTGATGGTGGGAGAAGTTATTCAGGTGGTGGAAACTCATCCGGCATGGATGAGCGCAGATACCCCGGATACTTTCCTGAATATCCGCGTATGGATGAAATGGGCGAACGCAGACGCAGACGCTCTAACGGTGAATTCTATTAATAACAGGAGGGGTGAAACGCCCCTCTTTTTAAATTAAGGCTATGGAACAAAGATTAGATACATATAGCAAATTCCCATCAGGAATGCAAGAATACCTGGAATCATACGGATTCCATTTCAGTAAAAAACTTTACGAATGGGCTGTTTCAAAAATGAAAGTGAAAGACGAGGCAACAGGCAAGGAAAAGAAACTTGACCCTTGGAGTAAAGATGAGGTGGACGATATGCTCAAAGCAAACGGAATTACCATCGAACACGACAAAGGATATGACGTTGCCTATGTTGCAAATATGTTGAAAGCGGATTTTTTCAAAAAATCATTGGTTGACGAAGCACATTTGTGCAAACACATAAAGTGCTACCTTGATGATATTGATGGGGACCCTTGCAGGGCGTTTGATGAATTCTTTGCCACCTGCATCGGTAAAGGAGTTCCTGTAATTTGGTCTGATGTTATATGATTGTTCAGGAGTTCTACATACCGAAATATGGGGATTGGCACGTCAAGGTGTATTATGCGGTACACACTTATTGGGCTAAGGAAATCATTACCGACCTGTACCGTATAGGATGCAGGGGGGATTCCCTCAAACGTGCGTATCACAACCTGACGGAAGGCAGGATGAATACCGGACTTACCTATTCGGACTACAGGAGAAGAGAGACGGTAATGGTGCTCTCTTTGACTTCTACCCCCGAACAATTTCAAAATTCGTGGGACCACGAAAAAGGTCATTTATGCCGGCATATCTCCAAGGCTTTCGGAATTGACCCTTATGGAGAGGAAGCACAATATCTCAGCGGATATGTCGGTCAGAAGATGTTTCCTGTTGCCAAGAAATTCTTGTGTGAACATTGCAGAAAGGGAATGGAAAAATAATAATCGAACAGAAGCGTTCTTTGACTTGTTGGAATTACCGCTAAATTTAAAGTGTTAATAGCCATCTTTGGTATTGTCATATTGATATAATTACCTATATTTGCGTCATATAGGAGTACTGGTATGTACAACAGCATTATCTTGCACTATAATAAGAAATTTACAGGAATACCGTAATTAGATATCTTTCTGTAAATATTAGTATTATTTTCTTGTACTATGAATAAGGTAATTAATATTCCAAATGCGGATAGAGATGAACGGATAGGTAGTGTTTTTAACCATTTATTTTCTGTCATTTTTGCGAATGAACAAATAAGGGATAATGATGTTCCTGTTTGGGATTTTTCAAAAACCTCATTTTTCCATCCATTTTTTTTGTTCCCATTTGCCATATATAAAAGCAAATGCAAGAACGTACAGTGTAAAAATGTGGTTGGGTATATGAAAAACTATTTAGAATGTGTTAAGTTCTTTGATATGCTGACGATAAAAGATGACATGGACCTAAATAGTGCGTTGAAAGAATATTTAGGGAAAAGTTATATCCCTATATGTCGCTTTAGTCGATTGAATAAGAATATAGATTCAATGCAGACCATTATTCAAGGAGTTATTGAAAAACAGAAAAATTTAGATTTAAAACTTAAAACTCCACTTTCGTATTTGATTAGTGAGTTAATTTGCAATATAAATCAACATTCTGATAGTGATTATGGTTATATATATACGCAATATCTGAAACGTGAGAATTGTTTGGATATATGCATTGCTGATGATGGAATAACAATTTATGGAAGTTATGTCAAGTCACAAAAGATGCTTGATAAGATAGGTGACAATGAAGCTGAAGCATTGAAATATGCAAATGAAGGATATTCGACTAAAGATCTTCCCGATGCTGAAAGTAGAGGATTTGGTATATCATCTACTAAAAGTATGATTGTGGAAGGTCTTGGAGGAGCATTCTTTATGTTATCAGGAGGGGCATTTCATAGGCATGATGCATCTGGTGGAAGTGATTATGTAAAATTGCCTGATACTATTAATTGGAATGGCACGATTATACTTATGAGAATACCATTGACAGTTAGTGAAGAATTTGATTATACGAAGTATATAAAATAGGAGGTATTATGAAAGAAATAATTAAGCTTCATGATCTATTAGGATCTGAAATACGCTCACGTTCTAATGCTGAAATTTTACGAGAAAAAATAGCAGAGCATAGTGGTTCTATAATTGATTTAAGCGATGTTTCTTTTATTTCAAGATCATTCGCTGATGAACTATGTATCTTAGTAGAAAAACATATTATTCAATTACACAATGCCAGTGGTGTTGTGCAAAATATGCTATCTGTTGTTTCTGAAAGTAGGAAGAAAAAAAGAGTTAGAAAGACTGATGATACTAAAATAAAAGAATTTGATGATATGGAAAGTTTGACATCTTTTCTGGCTACAATTTGATAAGAATGTATTTCTAGGCATATCTATTGAAAAATATTCACCGAAAACTTAAAAGGCAAATATCAATAAAGTCTTGTTGATTCAAAATAAATCAGAGCGGTAATTCCCAACGGTTTTACCGCTTTTTTTTATGCTAACATAATATGAAAGAAGATAAGTTGAACATATTGCTTGAGCAATCGGATGATATTCCTCATTGGGTATTCTGCCAACTGCTAGCCATGATACAATGGAACGTTTAGAGAGGTGGATTTGTAAAATGATTCCCTTTGTTGTTTTGATGAAGGTGGCTTTGTTGTGCGGCTAATTGAAGTTTATGGGATATTTGGGATGAACTACCTATCATTTGATTATCCATAGCTTGTTAGTGTGAAGAAAAGGGGACCACCCGATTAAGAATGATCCCCCCCCAAAAAAATGGTTACTTTATAAGGACTCGCATTTGAAAACCCCTAAATCTTCAGTTTAGCGGTAGTTCACAAAGTGAATGCTGCTACTGCCCGCACCCTGTAACTGTAGCACTTGTTGCCGTTGCTCGTCTGCCCACTGAAGAAGTGTACGTACCAACTGAGGCTGAGACTGTACTCAGTACTGGACCAATACCATGTGGAGGATAACGGTTCTTTGCCTATGTACCTCAGCACATCGTTTATATTATCTTGATAATGAGCTATTAAATTAAGCTGTCCTAATGATGGGATATATTCGTCATCTTTCAGCAGATTAGACAGTTTAGGATTTCGCTCAATCAGTTGAGCAGTGTTACGCTGTCCATTCATATCAAATAATGCATCACATTCACGCCCATAATAGATTTGATTTCCAAATTCCTCTCGGCTGTCATTGTCAAGCAGCTGAACATCCTTATGCTCCGTCAACGAGATGGCAAACGATACGTCTTTATGCTTTAATCCGATGTATCGTACACAATCTTTGAAGTTATCGCCGGTAAACGGTTCTGCATGTCCGTCTTCGTAGATTAGATACAAGCCGTTGGTCCAGTCTGCCCTGTCTTCTTTAGTCGGCGTCATAACCGATTGGCGTAAATTTTCAATGTTAACCTTCATCGTCTTATTGTTTTTAGATTGTTGCTCAATACTTTTCCCCATGTTTGTTTTCTCTCAATTCATTGTATCTCATCTTCTGATTGATGTGCCATGTGAGGTCTATGTCCAAATGGTTGGCAAGCCCGAAAATAGCCAATAGCATGCCATTTAATTGCTTTTCTAATGGATAGTCATATTCATACGCATATCTGATGGGAATTGTGGATATAGCATATATACTTTCTGCAAAGGTCTCATCCTCACAACTTCCCTCCGCCTCGTATAACATTTCTTCCGTAAAATCCTCGATGTCTATCTTACGCAATCCGCACAAATCAAGCAGGCGTATAGCTGCATCGGCAAGTTCATCGGGAAGTGTATCTTTTACATTCTTTTCAAAGGAACACTTAAATCGCTTTTCTTCTTCCACTAATGCAGGATAGCAATTATAGTCCATTTCAAAACGTGATTTACATTTCTTTCCTAATCTTCCCTTTCTATCTGCTTCTACAGCTTCCATAAGCTCGGATGTAACTAAACAAAGGTGGTGTTTATTACTCAATTCCTCATCGTGAAAACCGTGTTTACAAGCGGTTTTATAAGCGCGATCGCGCAATTCGTTTAAATTAATATTGTTCATTTCCTTATTCCTAATTTGATTTCTTCGTCCTTGATTATTCTCCAATCTTATCGGCTTCCTCATACCGTTCCTTATTTATTCACATCTTTGCAGTTCCAAGAGCTGGGTGATGTAAACAATGTCGTTACGATATGACACATGACGGACGCATTTTTCTATCTCATCAAACCTATTCTCCATGCGTCTGTGACACTTGCTTACCAAAATTAAGGTAAAAATGCCAAAGTACAAAAATTTAATGGGGCAAGTACGGATTTAAATATTAATTCTGCTGTTTCCATACTTATTTAATCATAATCAATAGCTTTGCAGCCCAATAGAATATCACGCAATATAACACATATCCGAGTAATCTTTCGCAAGTTTGCGAAGGTTCTAATCCTGTAATAAAGTCCCACATATTATACTCATATACACAAATTAGATATGATATGATGGCAGATGCCAATACATATGTGAATTTTCTCATAATCATATAAGTTTTAATGCTTCCTGTAATCCTGCCTCAAGTGCTTCTTCGTAGCTTTTATAATGGACAATAGGTCTGTCAGACAATCCTACTAAGTCGTGATTCGGAATTGTTAGTATATCATATATCCAATAATTTCCATACATATAGGATATTTCAATATGCAGGTTCTTGGTTTCACGCAGCCACTTTTGGGCGATAGATTTAGTGGGTGCAGTATATCCACAACCTATTTCGTTAAAGAAAGAATTTGTAGAATGCAATCCCATTATATGTAAATCTTCGTCTGCATAAGCAAATTCGCAAAACTCATTAAATCCTTTCTCTTTCAGCAGCTTCGCGGTCTCTAATGTTACAAGTTCTTCGGTCATAACTATATAAATAATGCGATTACTGAAACAATAGTCATAATGAAAAAGATTAATGCAAGACATTTCCACATTTTTGCAGTAGCCTCCAAACCGTGTTTCTGCTTGTCAAATTCGCTTAATGCGTAATTCAAAGCCTCGTCTTTCAGTCCTTTAAACTTATTGTTCAAGAACTCGGTTATATCGTCTGCAATAGTATATTTCACCCTTTCCGATATGGATATTGGATAGCCCCTTTCGTCATAATTTATCTCATGCAGTAAATCATGATGAAAGAGATATGGCACACCATTCACTTCATAAGAAACCCTTATTCCGCCCTCTTTGGTGTATCTCAAAAACATCTCTTCGGAAAGCTCCTTTATCCTTACCTCATTCAGTTCGGACTTTTCTTTCAGGTTATTAAAATATTCCTCGTCAACAATCACACAATTGTTTTCAAGTTTCATTACATGTGCTTTCATTCTTTTTTATTTAAAGTGTTCAATCAGTTCGTTTACGGTAGCCTTACGCCAATGAGGAAGTATGTTGTCAAAATCATCCGGACATGTATTTAAATCAAAGTCTCCAACTTTCCACTCTTTACCATCATATTCTTTATAATCACTCGTACAGACAAACCATTGCATATAATTTGTATCATCTCTTAATGAAGCTATAGCCAAGAAAAGTTCCTCGTTAACTCCACAATCAATGCAATCTGCAAAATCCCATATACTTCCAAACATCCATTGACTAATACAATCAAATCCATCGTATACTACACCAATACAATCATAGAAATATAAATTACAATTTTTATATCCCAACTCTTCTAGCTTCTTCCGGAGTTCTGCTTTATTTTTGCGTATAAAGCACGGTGTTGTAAATCCCATAGTTACTTGTTTTCAAATCGTTTAAACACTTAACAATCCAATTCTCTTCAATTTCTTTCTAAAATTCTTTTCATTCAAGGCTTGGTCGTAATAGCAATCAGGTTCTATAACTGTTTCAGCTTTGGTTACAGGAAGCCCATTAAAACCAATAGCAACCTTGTGTATAATAGAAGCTCTCTTGATTTCCCCTGTTTTTCGATTAAAAGAGAACAAGATATGTCCCGGATTCTTCTTAATCCTATTTACCAATTTATATTCTGTTTGCTGGCTTTGCAGATATTCTATCTGTTCCTTAGAAAGATTATCTTTTGTTATAATAGGTACTATATCCATTTTAGTTATTCCTCCTTATCTATCTTAATATATGTCACTTTGCCACGACACTTAAATTCATTATTTCTTGTCTCTGATTCCGAAGCTAAATCAATCCAACATAGGCACTCGTTTCCGAACTCACTTTGACATAAATCACGTAACGAACATTTTAAACAATCATTACGTTTCGTTTCTTTCAATTCATGCAGCACTCCGTCTATTATTATTCCGTTCTTTATTTCCATCTGTTTCTTCTTTTAGATTCAATTCGTTCCCAGTCAATCCAAATAAACATAAGTATAGGAATGACTATCAATAATGACAAGCAAAGTATTACTACTTCAAGAAAATCTGTTACTTCCATGATTAGTTTCCTTTCAATTTCTTTATTAGTGAATCAGCATAGTTAATTGATTCAATAGATATTGCTTCAATTACATCTATCTTACTATCAGGGTGCTCATCCAAAAACATTCCTAAATTTTTCATCCAAAAACTATTTGATATTAAACCTTGCATAACATATTTCGCCAATTCATAACGCCTGTGCTCCCAATCAATAGTTTCAAAATTATCAAAGAAGTCGAGTTCTGACACTTTGAAATACCCACCATTCACTAAGGCAGTCCCATTATCATATAAGTCTTCAACCTCTACAATCTCTCCGGTTGATTTTATTCTTGCTTTCATTTCCATTCAGTTTTGAGGGTTATTTAATTTCTCTTATTTCATATTTCTGCTTACCGAAGTAAAATCCAAAGCACAACCATTCAAACTCAAATTCATGGTTGTGTAAATTGATATTTATTGCCGGCAACAATGCCCAAAACTGAACATCAAAGTCAATATCTATTTTAAGAGTCCTTCTATTCATATCTACTTTTGTTATGGGTTGTGTGGTTTAATGTTTAATTCGTCTTTTATAAATCTTTGCAACTTGTGAGCACATTCACAACACAAATCAGCGTTTTGAATGAAAATATCTTCATTGCCACCAACAGAGCCGCCACTCCATTCATTGATTTCAAAATCCAATCTTGCGCTGCGGAAATACGATGGCTGTATCTCTCTTCCGCAAGCATCACATATTATCGTTACTTTTTTCATATCTGTTCAGTTTTGTTCCTTATTGATCAATTACTTTTTTCAATTTATTAAAAGCCTTCTCTTTATCAAATCTAATCCCATCTTTGAACTCCAATATCAACTGCCAAAGCTGGGTCTTGTAAACATCACCTGCTTTATAGTCAGTCTTATAATGGCATCTCTGTGTAATGGTTGTTTCCTTAAATATATTCGTTGCATTAAGATATGTGGCTCCCCATTCTGTGAGTTCTACACTAACGGTATCATTCAAATCTATTTCTATCATAAATATTCCTTTCTTTCTTATTACTACATATTGCAATCTCCACACATATCCACAAGAAAATCAAATTCTTCTCGTGAGTATTCAACCCCATTAATTACGATTACCTCGCTGCCATTTTGGTCAAAATAAACTCCATCATTCATTTCTATTTTGGTTTTGAGGGTTACTTAATTTTTAAAAAGTTGCTCATTCGCTCAATGCATCTTTGTTTCTGATTGAGATTGGGATGCACATATAAATTGAGTGTGGTAGCGATATTCGAATGTCCAAGAATTACACTCACTGTCTTATAATCGCATTGACTTTCAATGCATCTGGTAGCAAATGTATGCCGGAGTCCATGAAACACAATGTGCGGAATATTCAGACGCTTCAAGAGCCGGGCAAAGAAATCACGGTAAGAACGGGGATCTTCCGGACGTTCTGATGTTCCTACTACAAATCGGGACGGAGATATTTTCTTTACTTCCTTCAAGGCAAAGAGAAGCTGTCTTGAGATAGGTATCTCCCGGTATGAATTTCGTGTTTTGGGAGAAGTGAAAGTCCTTTCCGTAGTTCTTGATTCGCAGTTGTATATCCTTCCTGCTGTATAACTAATGGTGATTACCTTCTGTCTGAAATCCACATCTTCCCATCGCAGGGCACACACCTCTCCAATCCTCATGCCGGTACACAGAGACAGCAGAATGCCTATATTCTTAGGAGTTGGGGATTCGGTGAGATGGCTCATCAGTATCTGTTGATGGTTTAAGGACAATGTAGGCAAACGGTGAGATTCGGTATCTGTAGGATAGTTTATCTCCCACTCCTCATAAGGGAATAACTTATGTTTCCCACCATACTTGACTATAGATTTCAGCACCGCCACAATATCCCTTACGGTTTTTTTAGCAAGACCAGAGGAAAGCTTGTCGAGAACAAATTTCTGAACGTCGCTTTCCGATATAGCTGTCGCCGTCCCAAAATATGGGAGTAAATGGGTTTGAAGGGTAAGCATATACGCGCACATCGTGGCATGCTTTATGATAGGTTGCTTCGCAGCACTCCAAATCCTGGCGACTTCTTGAAATGTTTTAGTATTCATTTCTGTTCTGATTTACATTAATTCAATTATAACCTTTTTAAAATTAACATATAAAGGCATTTCTGACATGCCCCCATTGTTATCCAACTGTCTTAAAGAGGGAACAACCTCTCCGTTATCATCAATCTCATAATCTGCAATATAGGCTAACTTCTTCGCTTCGGGGATCAATATCCTTTCATTGTCCAAAAGTGAAAACCTTTCATGGGTCGGGACTGTTATACAAACCTTGCTTCCAACAGGGAATCCTTGGTTAGATTCAATGTATTCCTTTTCCAGCTGTTCCTTTTTGCCGTTCAATTCTTTTAGCGTTAAATCGATGGCATCTCTTTTGCTCAGAAATTCTTCCTTATTCATTTTTTTGTCATTCTAATTGATTCTAACATACTTACCTGCTATATTACAAGTCCTTAATATCTCCGCATTATCCTCGCCAAAAGCGATTAAGATGGAACCACAACCGGGTGAATCTCCACGAGTCCCGTCCGGGCGAAAGAAACGAATCCTATTGCGCAAAAACTTCATCGCCGTTGCTTTTTCGAAAATTATGTCTTGAAACATCCTTGAGTCGCAACGATTGAAAAGTAAAGCGATACCGTTTCCATGCTCTGCCATTCTGCTGATGAATTTTTCAATTAGAGGTCGGGAATAAGGCGGGTTTAGCCATACACGGCCTTTCCATTCCTGTTTTAACCCATCGACGTTTTTATTATACATCACCTTAGCTGTTTGCCATAGTGGGTTGACCGGGGCACACGGATCTAAATCAAATTCACCCAACGCATCTATAATCTCCTTCGGTGTATACCATTCATCGGTAGCGCATGCTGACCGCTCAAATTGTGTATTCATACCTGATCTGTTTTACTCTAATTGTTTATCGAAAATCTTAATACATTCAAATAAATAGTGCGCAATTATAGGTTGTACTGCATTGCCTATACACTCCGTTCTGTCCACCCTATCGGGAAGTTCATTAGACTTTCCAGCAAATCGGGGTGAGGGTATTGACTGTCTTGTTCTCCATCCCGGATATACTCGTGTATATTGCCCCGATAGGTAGGGCTTCCGAAATATCGATTCTTGGATGCTCCTTTTGCCGTTGACTTCACAGGAGTAGGCAATACAATATAATCGCTCCCGACCCTGTTGTATACCAAAGTCGGTGCCTGATAAACATTGCCATTCTGCATCATACCCGATTTCGGAAAGGTCGCATAAGACCCGTTCAAATCCCCGAATAAGGAGCATTGGACTGTTCTCAATGATGATGTATTTAGGTCTAACTTCCCGTATAACTCGGTACATTTCAGTCCATAAGCCACTTCTTTCACCGACAATTCCGACACCTTTTCCAGCAACGCTGATGTCTTGGCAAGGGAATTCACCGCTGATGATGTCAACAAATGTTGGATTTGAATACGTTCTAATATCTCTGTTGATTTCATGGTTTTCTCCAAAATTTTTTTTGATTATACTTGCTTGATAGTCTTCATATTCGCAGCTCCAAAGTGTTTTTATTCCGGCAAACGCTGCACCCAAGCCGAAACCTTCTATCCCACTAAACAGGGAACCGTGAGTCAATTTACTTTGCTTCATCTCTATATCTTATTGAATATTCTGATTAATGTAATCCACAATCTTTCCCAATTTACTTGAAGAAAACAAATGATTATTAAGCGTTCGCTTTCCTTCTTTCCATTCGTAAAATAATTGGTAATATGGTGGATTGAGTGTCCGGTCAACCTTTATACGATATTGATTAGTGCCATATTCAGTTATAAGATTCTCAATATATTCGTCCGAATTTTCTAAATCAGTAACAAATACCATCTTATCAGTAGTAAGTATCATCTTTTAGTTCCTTTCTTTCTCAGTTTTGAATTAATTACTTCCACTAAGCCTCCTTAAGCTGTCCATTGACTAGCATATACCATGTGTCAGCCTTAACCTTTTTCCCGTCAACTTCAAATGCCTTAACCTCTTTAATCGGGTAGGTATCACCGTTCCATTCTCCACGCTCTGCGAGGACTATCCAGCAACCTATAGCTCCCTTAGCCTTACACCCGTATCCGGCAGCAAGAGCAATGCTATCCTTGCCGGTAGCTGACGCTGCACCTCGGTAGCCTGTGGCTGACGCTGCACTATAGTCGCCTGTGGCTGATGCTGCACCTTGGAAGCCTGTGGCTGATGCTGCACCTTGGAAGCCTGTGGCTGATGCTGCACCTTGGTCGCCTGTGGCTGATGCTGCACCTCGGTAGCCTGTGGCTGATGCTGCACCATAGTTGCCTGTGGCTGACGCTGCACCTCGGTAGCCTGTGGCTGACGCTGCACTATAGTCGCCTGTGG